GCAACTGAGTCGCACTATATCAAACTAGCAACACATGCTCTAAACAGAGCAGCACTAAAGTAGGTGAAAAGTGAACGCTAAACGGCTTGATGACTACATCCGACGTTGTTGGGTATGTGGACATCAAATGAAGAAAGACGACATATTCGGCGATATTTGCAACCGTTGTGCCTTGAAAGACGTCACACCACCTGATACTATCCAGGAATTGAAAGATGAACCAATTCAAAGAGGAAAGTAACATGCCCGGTATTTTCAACCCAGGAACAAACGCAAAACAGTATGTAAACAGCCTAGCTGGTGCGACTGTACTCGATGGCCAGGACATCCGGGCCCAGAACAACGCTGTTTCTCAGCATGGTATTCCCATACGAAACAATGTCCAGTATCAAAATCCTATCCTGGCTGCCATTGGCAACGCCGGCAACAAAGTAGCCCAAGGGTTAGCTGGATTGATGGGATCTCCCGAGCAACTGAATAATTACGTTGCTTCAGGATCTGATCGTGATAAAAGCAACGCACAAATTGAAGCTTATTTTGTCGATGGTACTATACCAAAAGTCCCCACCCGGGATTTCTTGCGTATGCAACAACAACAGCAGGCTAAATAATGCCTTTACTCGATTTCAGTAAAAGCCTGGCTCAGCCTCAAGCAATCAAGACTTCCGTAGCTGAAGCAGCAGGCAGAAAAGTCAATAAAATGTTTGATAACGCTGCAAAGCCAAAAATCAACGTATCTAAAACACCCCCGGTACAAGCTGTCAAAGTTCCTGGAAAACAAGGACCTGTAGATAGACGATCGCCTACTGGTAGCCGTGCTAGACGACCAGATTCTGGTGGTAAGCGTAGTGCTAGCCGTGGTGGTGGTGGAGGCAATAGCGCCCTTATGGGCAAAGGCCTTTTTAACCGAATCGCAAAACGAATCTAAATTTCCGGCTTGCCTGTATAGCAGGTTTTCTCCACGTCATTCCCTGCGTGAGCCACAATGGGATTCAAATGCCCCAACAGCCGGATCCTCCTCCCTTAGTCCGGCTGTTTTTTAGGCCCTCACTGTTTGACGCAGTGGGGGCTTTTTTTTCGCGCTAGCCTATTAATGAAATAATCATGCTCGTACTGCCGAAGCTGCTTCGCTGGAGCGGATTGAGACTCAAAGCAACCTTGGACTATTAAATGAAAATATATACACCTGAACAGCATGACCTATTGGACTGGATACCTGCCAACGACGGCATTGTACTTATCAAAGCAGGTGCTGGAACAGGTAAGTCTTTCATGTCCAGGGAAGTAACTGAAGTCCTGCAGCCAAAACGAGCTCTGTACACCGCTTTCAATAAAGCGATAGTCCAGGAAGGCATTCCGAGATTCAAAGGCCTTAACATCGAATGCAGGACGTGGCACTCACTTGCGTACCAGGCTGTCAAGCCAAAGAACATTAGTGATATCAGCTACAAGTGCATTACTGAGAATCTCACGTACACCAAGAAGGCTGCTCTCATCAAAGGAATCAATGATTTCTATGTGTCAGCCAGTACGGACATGTGGGAGTTCTTCGAAGATTACTTCCGCACACCGGACGACGACGTTGACGAAAGAATGGTCGAACTCGCTGTTAAGTATGTGGAAAAGATGGTCGACAAGACATTAGACCCCAGTTTCAATTTCATGCTTAAATATCTACACTTGTTACTAAGTGAAGGCAGTATTGTCCTGGAATACGATCTGGTCATACTTGACGAGATCAATGATACAACTGCTGTAGCTCTCGAGATATTCAAGCTGATCAAGGCGCCGAAGAAGATTGGCCTGGGCGAACCCAACCAGGCTATCTACGACTTCCTGAATCTGGTAGACGGATTTGAACTGCTGGCTGATGAAGCGAAAATAATGAAGCTGACCCAGTCCTTCCGTTGCAGCGAGATTATCGCCAATAAGATCACTAAATTCTGGCACCGCAATGTCGACGAGGAATTCGAGTTCGTAGGAACCGATGAGCCTGTCGAGAATGGAAAGTATTTACATTGCACATCCACGAATGGCAAGATCATCAAAGAGATCAATGAGCGCTTATCTGCCGGTAAAGGCTTCGAGCTACTGCGGGATCTGAAAGATATATTTGCGTACCCGATGGCTATCATGGGAGCAAGCCGTGGTAAAAAAGTATATCAGAAACAATACAAATTCCTGGAAGATGAATACGAAGCCTGGGATCAGACTCGTCAAAAAGGCGTAAGCTTTCTGCAGTATTTACTCGAACACGTTGACGACCAAGAAACCAAAACAGCAGTCAATCTACTGGTGTCATTGGGAAGAAAAGGCGTCAACATCTTCGATCTGTATAAACGAGCCCAGGACGCTCCGGTGGATTTCAATTACACCATAGCTACTGTGTTCACATCCAAAGGCCTGGAGTTCGAAACCGTCTACATAGACGACGATCTCAATGGCCGTATCGAAACTATCCTTGCCAACGGCGGAATACGGACTCATGAAGACCTGGTAGCATTCCGATGCTATTACGTCGCCTGTAGCCGTGCCGGCAGCAATCTGATGAACGCGAAAGCACTGAGCTACTAATAGCCCATTTCCCAAATTAGCTGATACTCGCACAGCCAATGATCCACCAAGTTGCGAGCCCATGAAGGAGACATGACATGTCAATTACCAAAATCCTTGCCGAGAAAGACGTCGATTCAGGCGAAAAACTCACCAACGTCGCAGTTATCGTTTCAGCTGCACGTAAAGCGTACGGTAACGAAGACGCCGAAGTTGCCTCACCGAAAGTGAGCACCACCAACGGTAGCATGAGCTTCATCCACCTTGATGACGATTCGAAAGTTTCGTTACTCCAGGCGGAAGTTGCCCGTGTGAAGTCCCAAGCTGTCGAGTATGTCGAGCACACCGAAGGCGCAGACCTCAATCGCAAGATTGAAGAACTCATCGCTATCAACGGTATGTTCACAAACATCGACGCCGGTACGAAATTCGCCTACATCTAAGGCGCATTTCAAGTAGTAACTGGGATCCCCTCTTGTCAGGGGATCCCTTTCCCTGGAGATTCCTGTGACGAGTAAGGATGAGTTTCAAGCCTGGTATAAAGAGCACGTTGAAGGCAAAAGTCATAAACCCAAAGATCCATGGGAAGAAACCGATAAAGCAGAATACCTGAAAGCTATTCAAGAGGAAATCCAAACAGGGTCCCAATTGATTGAAAAGTACCAAGGAAACTTTAGCCCACTGGAAGACAGAGTCCGCGGCATAAATAAAGATTTCGACCGTTACACTATGGACGATTTCTACGAACCGGAACTTCCTCCTTCACGCTTTGATGACGCTGCAGATGCTATGAGCTATCAGGCCTCTGTATTCGATCGTATAAAACAATCCCGAGAAGCCAAGAGAGAACTACACCAAATGTCTAATAAATTCTTACCGTTTATCGTTGAGTCATCGACTCCGTTAAGCATCTGGACTACTATCCTGGCCAGGAGCAAGGGCATGGACCACGGACTCATCGTCTCAATGTTCAATTTAACTATGAACTACGGAGTACAGAAACTTCGCACTGAGTCAAAGCAGCTACCAGATATGGACACTACGGATCTCTACGCCAAATTAATGGATATGCATCCGAACTACAGGGTCGACAACGAGCTGTTACGCATATTCACCGGAATGTGTAAGTACTGTAGCAAGTCAATGCTTAACGAGCATGTCTATAATGATGTAACAGTTGATCTCAGCCCTGAGCAGGTATTTCAATTCCTGTTTCCGTTGTGTAGCAACGAGTTACCATTATCAGAATACACTTCGTTGCCGTTGGACCATGCTATCGACATGGAACACATATTCAAGTTTATCAGTGACCACCTGAAGTTTGCCGACGACGGGAAAGAAGTAGAATTCAAGACTGCCGACGAATTTAAAAGCTGGTGTCTTTATATGATCACGTTAAGTGAAATCGATACCGACTCACCCTTCAGCACTAATGATGCACATAAGGTGAGGTTCAAGTAATGAAACACCATAAATTTAACGAGATATCTAAACTCGTAGATAACAACATGGCTGTGCTGCTGATGGGCGAAAAGGGATCTGGTAAGACTACCCTGGCTCGACAAGTAGCTGAAGAACAAAACCGTGACTTCATGGTAATCGGAATGACCAGGCAAACAACGCTAGGACATTTGCTGGGCTTCATTAACGTAAACGGTGTGTATATTCCATCTCATCTCCGTCATACATTCGAGCACGGTGGGCTATTCCTGATCGATGAAATCGATGCTGGAGATCCTAACGTACTTCTATCGATCAACACGATCGAAAACGGTTACATTACGTTCCCGGATAAGATGGTAGAAGTACACCCGGAATTCCGTCTTATGGCTGCTGCCAATCCGAAGAACCAACATGCTGAATACACCGGCAGAGCAAAGCTCGACGCTGCAACAGAGGACAGGTTCGATAGAATCCCTCTGGACAGGGACGAGAACCTGGAGCAAAGCCTGGTAGATTCAGATACCTTCCGAAAAATGGAAGTATTGCGTAAAATAATGAAGGACCATAACGCCACACAAACTATCTCGATGCGTGATAGTATTCGCTACCAAAAACGCAAAGAGCTTAGCCTTCTTGACGATTTTGTATTTAACCTGGTAGACGGAAACGAACTCATTCTTGACAAGTATAACGACGCCATAGCAAATATGCCTAATCAAGTATCACAATCGGATTGTACTAACATAGACGACTTGATCGAAGTTGCCATGATGCAATCTGGAAAATCAACCTGAGAGACACAACTATGAATCCCAATAAACATTCTACTGTAGCAAAGCTGAACGGAGACGCTTCATACCCTGACGTATTTCCGAAGTCATTCTTTGATATCTTCGATAAGCGAAGCTACCTGGAATTCCGTAACCTGGATCACTTCCGTCACGTAGTGAGCAAGCTGACTCAGGCAGACGACATGATCTGCGATATGTCATACGCTGAGGCCCTGGGCAAATTACTCCGTTCTGAGTCTGACTTCCCGGAGAAGGAACGTTCCAGTATCCGCAACCTGGTACGCTCGAACTTACACAAGCGTGGACTGATCACCGAGGAGGTATACGAGAATTATCGTTATGCTTCTGAAGGTACCCAGGTTGGTGTGGACATAGCTAAATACGCCGCTGGCGAATCTGACTGTGTCATCACTCCGACTCGTCAGTACATCGACTTCTTCTACGAGCTCTACGTCAGCGTCAGCTACCCGTACTTCATATCGAATGCTGATGTGCGTAACAATGCTGCCAAGCTCCTGGCCACCGTGGAAGAGCTCGAGCGCAAGCACATCTTCATCAAGGTCACACTGATCTGCCCGATCCAGTCCTGTGAGATAAAAGGAGGACACTTCATGTCGTCCATTCCACTGTTCTCCCACAAGGAACCAAAGTCGGTTGAGACAATGTCCGCCGTAGTTAACGATCGGCTGTTACGTAAGTTTTACTTTGCGCTGATGGAAGATTTCTATGGCGATAATATTTGTCCTCACAAAGGTTACGCCTTAACCGATATCGAGGGAGCGATGAATATTGGTACCAAGTTCGATGAAATAGAATTCTTTCAAACTGTAATGGAGGCCGTAGGACATGACGGGAACTAAGGAACTGCTCGACAACTACATCAAGGATCGTACCGCACACTTGGGTCCGTATCCTAAGATTGTAGAGCGTGGCATCAACACAATCGCCGGAGAAGTGCCATTTAAGCTTAAGCTGGCTATCACGCTGTCTGAGCTGATCACATTCTCCTCCCACTTACGTAAACCGATCGAACTGTTCGACGGAACACTGGTGCCCACCAATGCGATTGTATTCGCTCTTAGCGCCTCTGGTACCTCAAAGGATAAGTCACTCAACGCTGTTCGTAAGTCCCTGTCAACGGGCTATGAGGAGCTCTCAGAGTACCGCAAGGAGTACGCACGCGATAAAGCTGAAAAGATTGCTATCCTGGAAGGTGATGGAGCCGAAAACTGGCAGAAACACTACCAACAACCAAAACCTCTGCAGACCGGACTCGGTACTGTAGAAGGCCTGATGCACCATTTCGCAGATATCGCTGAAAACCCGATAGGTGCCGGCAGTATCATGACGTCTGAAATCGGATCTGAGCTCCAGAACAATGGGTCTATCACCGATATCATCAAGACAATCTCTGTGGCCTACGATCTGGGGAATATTCCTCCGAAAATCGTCAAGTCATTCGAAAACCAGACCGGTGAGATCAAGAATCTCCCGGTGAACGCCCTGTTCTTCGGTAGCCAGGAAGCCTTGTTGTTCAACAACGAGATCAAGACGAAATTCAAGATGGTGTTCAACACCCAGCTTGCACGCCGTAGTATCTTCACCTACACGCCTGAGCAGCCCGTACAGCTCGAAATAACTTCTATAGACGAGTTATACGAGATGAAGGAAAAAGAGCGTCAGCGTGTACTGGAAGCTCAGGACACCCTGAATAAGCTGACAGCTCACCTGGTTGAAAATACCAGTCGTGAACCTTTGAAGATGACTATCGGAGCGAGCAAGCTGTTCGACATCTACCTGGAATACAATAACATTCTTTCCGAGGAGATGTCCAACAAGTATCAAATCTCCAAGCTCAGCCGGAAGCACAAGCAATGGCTGGCTCTGAAGTTAGCTGGAAGCTACGCTATCCTAGCTGGTATTGATAATGTGGACGAAGAGAACTATGCGTACGCCATCAACACAGTCGAGTTCCTTACTGAATCCCTGGCTGAGTTCGAGCGTGAGCTGGTAAAGGAGCCGTATGAGCAGCTGGCAGACATGTGTCGGTACAAAGCTGAAGACGGTGAATTCTTCCTATCGCTGCACGAACTGCGCAAGCTGTCGTACATCGGTGGAACCGGTTCGAGCAAGCACAAGGTTGAAGAGCTTTGCGTCCTGGCCAATAGCTACGACGAGAATGGCTCCTACAGCACCCAGGAAGGTGGTATCCAGTATAAAGAAATGATCAAGACGAAAGTCGTGGGAGTTTCCTATAAGATATTCGAAACTGAATTGAAAGGCGCTGCCCTAAAAGAACATATGGCCACCAATTCCAGTGAAGGCTATGATTTTTACGAAACCAATTTCGCAGAGCTCGAATTGCTTCTCCGCGAGAACGCCTGCTACAGCTCGTTCGCATTCCAGGACGGTATCCGCAATAAGGATAACCTGGTAGGCGGTACGAAGTTTGTAGTGCTCGATGTCGACAAGTCACAAATCACTGACGAAGAGGTACACGTTCTGTTGAACAACTATAACCATTATGTTGTTCGCACATCGGATCCAGACAACGAATTCAAGTACCGGGTAATACTGGAACTTGATGCCATGGTTGATGTGAACGATCGGACATGGAAGTCGTTTATCCAGGAAATATCCGCAGAACTTGGACTGGTAATCGACGTGTTACCTCAGAGTCAAATCTTTCTGTCATTCAAAGGCAGAAATGTTCTGTCACAAATGGAAGGACAGCCGCTGAAAACCAAATATCTTTTGGAGCAGGCTGCTATTCGCCAGGCGAACAAGCCGAAGCCAGCCAGGTCTCTGCCGTCCACTGTCAAGGCAGAGCAGCTTAATGATCCCCAGGAAACATTCAACTACGCATTTGCTGCTGAACCTGGTGAACGCTCCAACTGTATGTACCGAGCGTTGGTACATTCTATAGATCTCGGAGCTGATGGCGATTATATTCGCCAGCTGGCTAACGAAATTAATCAATCATGGATAAACCCAATGGATGAGGCTCGTTTACAGCGAACTCTGTTGGTTCCAGTTCTACGTAAAATCGGAGAGTAATAATGGATATTAAACACGTTGGTAAAAAAAGACCTGACATTTGTATTGTACTAACTGCCGAAGAAGGTGATGAGCTGTATGCCATGGTAGCAGATGGCAGAAATTACGCCATGGACTGTATGGGTAGTATATACACTTTCGAGAATTTTTTGGGAAAACTTGAACCTTTCTTGGAGGAATAATGTATACATCTTTTTTGAAAAGAACTTTTAACGTTAGTGGTATCCCACATACCGACACCGAAGGGAATATAAGACCTTGGATTGCATGTGGTGGTGGTATTATACCGCGTACAGGATTTCAAATGGTACGTGATCTGGAAAAACTACAAACTCAACGTGATCTTATTGAAGGCCATATTAAAGTTTTAAAAGACTTCATGGACACTGCTCAACCAATTCCAAAGCTACCATAATGTGGACTTATAAAGGCAGGAAGATCGAGTCTCATGACGACCTTTACCCTGAATGCACAGACATCGTTTACGTCATCACCTTTGATGGCGGTATCCAATATATTGGTAAGAAGGCTGTTCGTGCCATGAGGAAATACCCTCCTCTGAAAGGCAAGAAGCGCTGCAGGCGCAAGATGAAGAATCTGCCGTTCAAGAACTACCAAGGTAGCTTTGAAAACGAGAAGAATCTTACTGCAATTCAAAAGGAGATCCTGTACCAATGCAGTAGTCGCAAGACTTCCACGTACCTGGAAATGGTAACTCTGGTGGACTCTGATGCGATATTCAAACAACGTTTTATTAACGAGAACATCTCCGGGACATTCTTTAAGAATTCCCTGGATGGTTTACTGGACCGAGGTGAGCAAGATGAAGACTAGAGAACAGCGCTGGGAGCAAGCAATGTTGGCTGAGGCCAGAGAAGCATTAGCCGACGGCAAAGCAACCATCAGCATAGCTAGTGTTACTGATCAACTTTCCGACTGGGAAGCTGAACGGGATCACTACAAGGATATTGCTATCAGTTTCAAAAACTACTGCAAAGACCTTAGTCAATTCCAAGGCGGTACACCGATCGAATCTGTATTCGATGCGTTCTGGGATGGCTTCAGGCCGTTATAGTGAAAAGGAAATACGTCAGTCGACTTTTTCCGAAGTACGCTGTCACTATTTACCCGTACGCCAGGTACAAAAGTGGATCTGGGTGGTTCATACATGAAGAGGGTGATGAGTCCAAATCGATTAGCGGTCAGGACCTTGCCAAGATTGGAAGCCGTGACGTTTACGTAGAGCTTTCTGCTGTAGCTAAACAGATCCACGATGAAGACACTTTGCAGAGTCCTCTAGGACTTTCTGGACTTATGGAGATACTAAAAGCATGAACAACTGTATCGATGTTTATTACTCGCTTTACGCTAGTACGTACGCCATAAACCAGGGGCTCAAAAGCCTGGATGCGGTTGACCTTTTGTCATTCGATGTGGAAACAGCAGGGCTGTACACACCAGCTCAACGAAAGCACGCTTTGCAGCTACTTAGCCTGGACACACAAATAGCTGATCATAAGCTAGCTTCTGTCGTAGCCAATAACAGTGGCTTGAGCTTTCCGTCTGTGACGGAGACTACGCACTTTATTTTTGGCACTGGAATAGACCATTCTGTCATATTTGTCACTGACACACACCAGAAAGAAATGCAGGTGTGGAGATGGTTGTGTAACTTCAAAGGCCTCCTCGTCATACACAACGCACTATTCGATCTGAAGATCATGTATGTGCGGACAGGCCAGTTACCTCAGAATTACGAGGACACTCAGCTTCTGCTGAAAAGCCTCATCAACAATGCTGACACATGGAAGGCCAAAGTAGGTCTGAAAGACGTCATGGGTGAGTACTACGCCCCGGAGTGGGCTCTGTATGACAAGTACGAACCAGACAACCTGAAGGATGAAAAATTCCTGAACTACGCAGCTACAGATGGAGCAGCTACGTACTACCTTTACCAAAACTTATTGGAGCACCTCAATGACTGATAAAGACGAACCGATACTCCGTACTGTCGGGGATATACGAGAACTCCTCAAAGATCTACCCGGTAACCTGCCGGTGTCCTTTTCTCCAATCACCACGGCGTACTTTGGAGCCAACTACCCTCTCCGGGTGAAAGGTATAGAGTTCTTCAAAGAAAAAGGATGGTATGGATCAGAGCCTGATGAAGATGGAGCGTTTGCTATTATCTACATTCACGAAGATGACTGTACCGATGACTCTAGCTTCGATCCTCCGGACTTCAGCTGATGGCGTATAACGACAACCGCAGTTACGACTACAATTGGGGCGTCCGTATGGACTGGCTCCTGGATCTAATGGAGAAATTTCCAAACAAGCCGATGCGTAAGCTTCAGAAGGAAGCAATGCACATGTACCCAATCGGGTGGCTTGAAGTACAACGATACTGGCTATCATCAAAACTGATGTTTAAAGCCGTGGACTTATTCTATGAACGCGAAGAACGAGCACGATATGACTGAATTAGAGAAGTTGCACGCCGAGATCAAATCTTGGATGGAAGCGAATGGTTTCGATCTCATGGACGAAGAAGAATTCTGCTGGGACTGTGATGACGAGTGGGCTATAGCCGCACTTCGGTTTATCCACAGAATTTATAATGCTAAATAAAATAATTAATGAACTGCGAGGATACAAGTGAGACCATATGAAAGATTGCCGATGCCAATGCCTAAGGATTTCGATCCTGGCGTAGAGGATCCGGCTTTCTTCTACAAGAATTTCGTCAAGGCGTTTATCCCGGACATGATCCAGATGATGGACGCAGGCCTGTATATCGACGACAAAGCTGTTGAGGAACTCCGTGAAACGATAAACAACGTGCTGGAATCCGTAGCTACTCGTCTCGAAGCTAACGTGCTGATCAAGGAATACCAGAACAGTCGGCTCCCTGAAGCGCAGAAGGCTCATGCTGAGAAAGCTACCATCTCGCTTCGGACTCGTGATTACTACATGAAGGAATTCAAAGCGAGTGATATGACTCACAGGACCTGGGTGGTCAACACCTACCTGAAGCACATCAACAAAGATGGTGACTGCAGGGACAAATGGCCATTGAAGGATCTCAAGAAATACAACGTGTTCCTACAGGATGCATTCATAGGCGCCATAGTTGAGAAGCGAAAGCTGACCAACGATAACGCTGCCGTACTCTCTGGAATGTTAAACCTGGCTAATTACAAGCTCGATCTGTGGAACCGTCCACGTCTGGAGAAAGCTGAGGAGCCTGTAGAGCTCGAAGTGTTCAATCCAGGCTCTGCTAAGCAGAAGACTGAGTTCTTCGCTCTGATGGGCATACGGCCCCTCTCAAGGAGCAAGGAGACCGGTGAGGCTTCCTGGGGAAGAGATCAGCTCGAAGAATTGATGAAGCAGCAGACTGACGAAGATCTTATCGACGTCCTGGAAGCGATGATCGATTACTCGTTCAGCGCTATAATCAGGAACAACTTCCTAAAAGCATTCGATTCATACACGATTGATGGTGTGCTTCACGGTAACATCCGCATTTTCGGTGCCAAGAGCTTCCGTAATACGTCTAACAGCCCAAATCTGCTGAACGCCCCTAGCTCACGTTCGATATACGCAAAACCTCTTAAACGGTGTTTTACGGCTCCTGACGGCTATATTATCTACACTGCAGACTTGGCAGCACTCGAAGATCGGGTAATTGCCAACCTGTCTGGTGATGAAAACAAGCTGGATATCTTCCTGGAAGGTCTTGATGGACATTCGTTGAATGCTTGTGGGTACTTTCCTGATGTGATTGAAAAGATCATGGGCAAGAATCTCGATAACGTGGAATACGTTAAAACATTTTACGACCTGGTGGAGAACTACGGCAACACCGAGTTGAAGAAAATCAGGTTCGACTCGAAGGCTCCAACCTTCAAGTTAGCATACGGGGGTTTCCCCGATTACGATAAGGGTGGTGTTATCACCCAGGAAATATTCGATCGTTACCATAATGTGTTGTACCCGGGAATCACTGAATACAGGGAAGGCTACGTTCTACCGACCGCATGTCGGCAAGGATACATCCACCTCGGCCTTGGATGCAGGATGTATTCGGATGATCCCCACCAGGCAATACGAACATTGAATAATGCTACGGTGCAGTTCTGGAGCATACTGACGCTCATAGCTATCAACGAGCTTAACCACCGCATACGAGAAGAGAATCTTGAAAATGAGGTTATTGTCTGCTCGACTATCTACGACAGCATCTACACTTACGCCCTTAATAACCCAGAGATCGTAAAGTGGGTAAACGACAACATGATCGAAGTGATGTGTGTCCAATACCTGGAAGACCAGATACTGCCGAACGAAGCAACTGGAGAGATCGGCCGTAACTGGGCTGACCTACACAAAATACCTAATCAGGCAACCGTTGCTGAAATAGCAGCTGTCTTGGAGACACTATGAATTACACTGAATGTGAAAAGCTGAAGGAACTCCAAACTGACGTTATAATTTTATCTGAGTTTATTACCCACGGTGGATTCATTTTGGCTAACTATAACGACGGACGGCTGCATCCGGAGCAGAGAACTGTACAGGAAATCGTTTATGACTACCTGGATATCGATGCCAAACAGCTAGAAGTTGAGCGTAGACATATGCTGGAGACACTATGACTGATCGATTCTTAACAGAAGACGAGTGGGAAGCTGAGTTCAAGCCTGGTGAGGTCCTTGAAGATTTCCCTACAGGAGTAGATCCTAAGTTTCTATGGACTGAAATTGAATCTGATGGTTTCTGGTCCATAGCTTCAGGCAACCATTTAGTTAATAGAACTGGACGTTACTACGTTTCAGAAATTGAGCACGACTACGACGTGTTCGTCGATGAAGAAGAACACATACCCGATAACGACGAGGAAGAATAATGACCAATCCGCTAGACTATGTAACAACCCCGATGCCTGATGGAGGCGTGTTCAAGATCCGTCCTTCATCATTCGCAAAATTCATCCAGTACCCGCACAATTTCTACCGTGACGAAGTCCTGGGAGAAAATCCTTTCACGTACAACACGTCCAGTGTGATCGGAACGATCGTTCACTACTGCTGTGAGTGTGTGGCCAAGGAAGAAGAAGTCAACATGGATCACGTTAATGACTACATATGGAGCAAGGAACGCCATGAAGAATACGATCCAGATATCGTTTCCGCCCAATTCCGTTTGATGGCTGAGACTATCGTCAACGACTATGTCTTGGAACAACAGGACTTCCTGGAAATCGAAACATCTCATGTTGTCGAAATCAAGGACGGTTATTACGTCGGAGGAACTATCGATGCTCTGCAGGGAGTCAAGACTGACTGCTGCATCACCGATTACAAGACGTACAATTCGAAGACCAAACCCAAAGCTATCCCGGCTAACTACAAGTACCAGCTACTGACGTACGCATGGATACTACGCAAGCTCGGTTACAACGTTACTCGCATTCGCCTGGTGTACGTCAACCGCAATATCGATGGAGGTATTAGCGAGAAGACCAACAAGCCTCTGAAGAGCTATCCGCCAGAAGTTACACCGCTCACAGAGACAATTGAGCCGTCTGATTTCGACTTCATTGAAGGCTTGTTGGATCTGTGCGTTGACACAATGTTGGCCAGTAAAGCTCACCCAGAGCTGAATCACGTTATCTGGCACGATCCGAGGCTCAAGTCATGAGTACACGAGACCCAAACGGTATCGACCAGCACACCACTGGCGCCAAGATGGATGCAGATAAGATCGACATGAGCTTGCTTGAGTTGATCGGTGATGCACTGACTGAAGTCTGCCGAGTTATGGACTACGGCCAGACCAAATACACCAGGGGCGGATTTGCGGATGTGCCTCAGGCAAAAACCCGGTACAGCGCTGCAATGCTTCGCCATTACTTCCAGGAGAAGAATGCCAAGTATGACGCTGGTGATCCGTTCTACGATACGGAAGAAGGAGCACCGTTCAAAGGCAAGCTCCGGCACGATGCCCAAGTAGCTGTGAACGCCCTGTTCAGATTACAGTGTGCGTTGAACGACGAGGCAAAAGCCAATTCTGGTGTTCAACCAAAGTTTAAACATTTTGTGGATTTTAAAAATGGATATTGAACGAGGTGATGAACGCGAGGAAATTAACTGGGTCGAAGAAGACATTAGCGTCTGGTCAGTCGAAGAGTTGAAATATGCCGGATGCGTAGTGGTAGTAATGACACCCAACCAATTAGGTGATGAAATCGATTGCAGCAACTTGGAAGACTTACTAGTCGCCAAGGCTTTCGATTACATCGACACGCAATGATTTGTGAAGGCCAGAGGGTACCTCACACGCACAAGGATGATGCGTGTGAATACCGTTACCTGGAATGCCATCTAATCAAGAATACCATGACTGCATTTCTTTGTAGTCGATGTGTAGCCCTGGACAGATCCAGAGGATACGCTTTAGAGAGAACTTTTAGCGAGGAAGAGCAATGTATAGTATAATGCTAATGGGGGCAGTGACGGCTCTTGGAGCATTCATTCTGATATGGAAAATCAACATCGATCTGTTCTGCGAGTACCACTGGCAGACTGATCTCGTCTTCGCTGTACTATTTGCCTGGTTGTTCTTTGGAACCTTCAGCGGAATGGCAACCGCTGCTGTTGCTGGACTGACGTTCAGCGGACTTTTATTCTTCGCCAAACTTATAACTGGAAACTAATAATGAGTAATGTAAAACTTCTCGTATCTGGTCTGACCAACATCGGTAAGACCACACTGCTGCAATCCTTGACTGACGTTCTCGTCATTGCAAGAGACGGAAAGCGCTATCCCTTCGAACAAGCTCATGTGAACATCGACGACTTCACTGACATCGGTACGCTGATTGATACAGTGTTCGAAAAAGTCGATGCATACGAAGCCAAATTCGGTTCTATGCCAAAGACAATCGTAATCGATTCAATCTCGAAAATCCTGCTGGACATCGAAGGCTACGTTCTTGACCAGGTGAAATCTTTTCCATACGGAAAGGTCAATACCGAGATCAAGCGCTTCGTCGATTTCATCGAGCGTGACGTATGCCCGAACTTCAACGTCGTACTGGTATCCCATGCCATGTACAACGAAGACACCGGTGGATACAACCTGGTTAATGCCGGCGGAAGCTATGGCAAGAAAGGTGGAATCCTGTCCGAGGTAGATGAAGCTATCTTTCTGGAGCTGCGTTCGAAGAAGCGGATCATTCATTTCCGCAACTCGAAGATGGCTTCCAGGACTACCATGTCCGAACTCGAAGACTCAATGCCTGCAGAAGATTTTAATCTGCAAGACCACATCGAACTACTCCAAAGCAAGCGTAACGACGCTGCTAAATGGAGTCTCTAACACGGGAATTCTGAACAGAGTCAGGCAAAACGGACTCTTTATGTTAGAGCCAAGTTGTTGATCTATTCTTTATCTCCCATCAAACGCAGGAGCAGTAGTCCCTGGTCCAGTCAGCAAACCATCTCTCGTGATTGAGCTTTCCGTAGGTTGAGTGATCGTAAGATCCCCGTGCCTGTAATCGGTGAGATTAACAGCTGCCAGTACTAAACTACTGCCCCATTCAAATCTTCGTAACAGAAATCATCTGTTGCGTCATTAATAGGGGTGACACCCTAAAACTAACCACTGTGAGGTGTTAAAATATGTCATTTTTCAACGCAAGTAAGAAAAGCGAAGACGTCAATCAAGGCGGATCCAGCTATATTACGAAGTCAGGTATCTGGCCCGTAACGATTCTGGCCCCTGTCGTCAACGTTTCCAAAGGCGGTTCGCAATCTGTTGACCTGTACGTCGAGCACCAGGGTCAAAAGCAAATCGTTTACGGTAATCTTCGTCTTACCAACAACGATGGTTCGAGCAACAAGATCGGTGCCAAGATCTTCAACCAACTGGTGATCATTGCCGGTCTGGAAGACGTTGCTGATCCTATCGATGCGGAACTTCCGATCGGAAAGGGTGGCAAGATGGAAGATTGCTCAGTCCTCGAAGACCTGGCCGACATCGATGTCCTCATGCGGACTCAGATGGAGTACAGCGCGTACAATGGCAGCATCCAGGAAAAGAAAGTGATCAAAGCTTTCTTCCGGGCTGATGACAATGCTACCGCGGAAGAAATCGTGAACGAAACTGCTCCTGGCAAAGGCTTCGAGCGTGAGCAGAAGTACGTGGACAACGTCACCTACAAGGACGATTTGACAGAAGAGCAGGTTAACGAATGGATCGCTGCAAAGCGTCCCTCCGGTACTGCTGATTCTGGTGGTTCTGGTGGTGGTTCGAAAGGTGGTTCTTCGGAAGCTCCTTCGTTCACGAAGCGCCGTTTCGGTAAAGGCAAAGGCGAGTAGCGCCTATGGGGCGAACTTTACTGATATTAGTAAAGACCATCCTCACAGCTGTCATAGTGTGTGGGATGGTTATTGCCTCCTTCTACTTTGCCTATCTGCTGTTAATACTTCTCGTATTGGGTGTGGTAGGTGCTTTAACCTACTTCTACAGCTCACGGGAAACCGTCTCAGCCTGGTTTGAGTACGAAGATACCGAGTAACAAAATCAGGAGAAACCCCGAGTCAACCCCGAAGTTCGGGTGTCGGGGTGGATCCTGAATCCTATTTAGCCAAAGATCTCCTTAGGTAACACACTGTTGATTCCAACGGGTTCAAATGGCGGATGGATCAGACCTCCAAACGTATTCGATTTATTGATTACGTTCGCTTCAAATATCGTATTGATATCCGAACCAAGCATCTCCTGTATCATCAATTCCGATGCCAGGTTGATCGGCTTGTCACGCATCATGCGGTAAATAACCTTCTGAATACGTAGCCAGAAGCTGGGGAACATAATAATGCCTACGTCGCTCAACTCTTTTACTGCCAACGGCATGTTCTCCTTGTAATCCGGGAACGAGTCCAAGACCTTGATTCTTGCATCCTCTGGACTCATACCTTGATTCTTCACAAAATGCCTGTAGAGCGTTTCTTTAGCCAGGACGTCTGTCAGGTCAGTCATTGCTGAACCAACCCGTACAAGCTCACTGCTTGGGCTGGTGGTGATCTGTGACACGTAGTTGATAACGTCCTCATCCGTTCTAATTTCGCGGAGACGATTGGCCACCTGGTCGAGCTCTTGCTGTATCAACTTGGTACTGTCGTATCTTCCAGCTATATTGGCGATGTAGTCAAAGAAACCTTCGCCCTGGAATCCCAGATCCTGAAGTTTAACAATGAACTTCGAGAGATGGTTTTTCGTCCCGTCCTTCTTCGTTAACAGGTATTCAAGCGATTTGTGCATGTCTGCCTGGAAACCGGAAAGTGTGTCTGCACTCCGAGAAACAAGGTCTGAACCCAAGGAATTCACGAACCCTTTATCTCCGATATCTCCGATAGAGTTCTGCTTCAATCGCTTCTGCAGCACACCAATTTCCTTCTTGAGGCCATCGCTCTCCGGCCGGCTTACCAACTGCAGCTTCATCTGGAAGATTTGGCGTTGCAGATTAGAGTAGTCAGCGAAGTCCTTCGATATCTCGTGGTAGTTTTGTGCTATGAAAGCAGGGCTAACGCCCAGCACACCGAGGTACGTCAGGTTTGACAGATTGTCGTTTGCAATCTTCAACGGATTCAACACCACCATGCCAATTTTGGCACCAGAAACCAGGTTCTTCAGGATCCTTACAGCCCACTTGAGCTGAGGGTTCTGGAACAACGACTTGGCGCTAGCTCCAAGGAGCCAGTGTGAAATATCCTTGCGTACCAGGTCAACGTTTTCGTCGAAGCCTTTAACGTTTGAAGCCCGGCCCTGTACCGGTTGGTACTTAGCCCGGATCTCTTTCGGCAGCTTCCCATACGGGGTATCACCGAGTTTCAAGAACCATGGGTTATCAACGTTGTCCGCAGCGATGATATCCTGCAGCTTGTCGACGTTCTTTTGTGAAGCGATATCAAGGTGAGTCTCTCCTACTAAAAGGCTGTCACGGATGATCTGTGACTCCTGGATCGCAATGCTGTGAGCAGCTGAGCGTACCAGGCCCTGAGCAAAGTCCTCGATCAGGCCAAGGTCACGCTTCTGCTGCTTTGATAAAACCAGCTTGTAACCATTGGCCGTCTTGTAGACTCCGTTCATTTTGCGGTACTTCTCGTCAACCGTGATGTCAGTATTCGCCAGCTTTGTGTCTGTGTAGGCGCCAGCAATGTCTGAAGAGTCGATTATTGGCTTATATACGATGCCCAGCTTGCCAGGTGTCGGAGCTTCCAGCACTTTCCAGCCGCTGTTGTCACCAAACTCATAAAAGCGGAATTCTTTCTGGTCGACAGCTCTCAGTTCCTGAGGCTCTTTCCAGTAGTCCTGAACCAGGCTGTCACGAACGTTGCTAGTGCCTTCGTTCTGCAGCGTTGATATAGCGTTCGCAACTGAGTTGTCCTTGATGACGTTCATGAGCTCAGTGTTTTCCAGCAGCTTCTCGAATTTCTTGGCCCCAACTTCCTCGATCGACCTCAAAGCGTAATACTTCTTCAGCCTGTTGGCGAAATCGCCAGTTTTCGGAATGCTTGGCAGAGCATCCATGTTGTAATGTTGGCCATATTTTACCTTGCCAGGCTTTTTGAGATTCAGGTCCACCAGGTCTTCGATGTCACGCACAGCTCTTGCGTTCAATTTCCATAGCTCAGCACGTAATCGCGTAGATTCTTCGTTGATTGCGTCAGCACTTTGGAATTCTGACGCCATTGTGAAGTAGTGGTGCAGCGGAGTCTGTGAGGTAAGTACGTCAAGGGTGATCTTATCCTTGTCGCTGAGGTCCCTGGACAGCGTATTCAACTGCGATACCTGGTCATTAATGATCTCAGTACGTTGTGAGTTGATTGCAGCCATTTGAGCCAGTATGTCAGCCTTTTTCATCTTGTCGACGCCTTCACCGGTTACTGTGTGAAGCAGCTGCTGCAGTGCAGGTGATCCATCGTAGATACCGCGGATCTTGTCAGCGACATCGGTGTATACCGGGAAACGAGCGGACAGAGCGTCATGGACGTTCTTAGAAAAGTTCTTGCCGGCACGTTCCAGTTTGCTGTTAATCATCGACGCTACTGCGAAATTCAGGTAGTCCATCGAGAGTTTATTCTCGTAGACACCGTCATAAGCCTGGCGGTAATCTTCTTGCTCCTTGGCTTTGGCTTTTGGAGTCGGCTCTGGTTGTGGAGCAGCTTCCTCGGCTTTCGCTTCAGGCTCTGGCTTGGCGTTAGCTCCATTTACAACTTTCTTCGGCTCAGCAAACCCTAAGTTTTTACCGGTTTGTGTGGCCGGCTTATCAGTCCTGTCGGACTGATTCGGGGTAGCAACAGTCCTGTCGGACTGCTGTGTCCCAGCTGCTTCTGGCTCTACATTAGTGTCATTAACTTCCGATAAAGAATTGACTTCTTCGGTCTTAGCGGCGGCCTCCGGCCTTGCACGACCTCTCGAAGTTAATTCTTTTTCAGAAGTTAATCCGGAGAAATCCTCATAGGCTTTTCCGTCACCGATGAGCGCATCAGTCTGTTCGTTGAAAGCACCGGAGTCCAGTATCTCGTTCTTGGCAGCTACGTCAGCGTCGATCTGTGCCTTGAGGTCGATGAATTCCTTGGTGGCAGCAATCTCAGGTGATTGTGCTGCTATTGCTTCCATCATCTGCTGGTGTACGTCATATTTCCGTACAACGTCGAGTGTCGTCTTGGCGTACTGAGCCTCCATAGCGCGTACATCAGCTACCGTGCCTCTTATATCATCATGAATCGACATAATGCCTGCGGACAGTTGTGAGTCTGCTATTGAGTGGAACATCTGAGCAGCGTCAATACCGTGGACAGTCGAGACGTCGAATACCGTCTTCTGGACTTTGTCCCGACGTGTCAGGACAGTGTCCTGTCGTCCCTTGACTGTGTTGAGCACCTCAACCTTCTTACTGATTGGCATACCATACTCAGCCAGATCTGCCGCGGCAGTTTTGCCAGCCAGAACAGCGCCGGCCGGAAGGACTTTGAAGTTTGACTTCGGGTCCATCTTCTTCACCAGGTTCCATACTTTCTCGGAACGCTGCTGGTATTGCTTCAGGTACTCGTCCTTGACGGTGTCCTTCATCAGCTCGAACAACTGCTGTGGTAGCTCTTGGTCAACCAGGGCAGCTACAATGTCCTTGTACAGCCCACGAGTGTTGGTCAGGTCTCTGCTATCCAGGCGTTTGTACTTGTCATCGCCCAGTAGGCGTGCCATATAGTTCCGGGTTTCCGGGTTATCCAGGTTGTCGATAATTCGATCAGCCAGGCTGCGAGACAGCGTCTGTGTGGCTCCTTTCTTGCCCTGGCCGTAGACAAACGTCATGGTTGGGTCTTTTGAAAGCTCTCGAACGTCCTTTCCCTGCTTCAGGAACAACATCTCTAGAGTATCTTGCATCAATGCCTGGGTGTCCTGTCCGCCAATGTCCGGACCAATTCCGGTACCGGTTCCTGACACGAAACCTGAAATTGCGTCTGACATCAAACCATAAAGGTCGTCCAAATCTTTTGTGACATCACCTTCGGCTTTGAACATCCCGATACGTTGGAAGAATTCCGTAACGTTCTCGTTTGTTCCCAGTGCCTGAAGGAATGTCAATGTGCCACCTGAGGCGGTAGCATCAGCGGATACTGTGAATTGTGTGGTTACTTTCCCATCTACCGGACTACGAATGTCACGCACTGCTTGAAGCGACGTGAGGAGTTGTACATAGTCGACACCTGGGAATGCCCGAGCCATTGGGCCCATAGCTTTCAGCTTCTTGTCCAGGGTCTTAGCGTTCAGGTAGCCCTCGTACGCAGCCAGCGCTTCGCTGAGCTTGTTCGTCTCACCGGTGATATCACCCATCGTCAGGTTGCTATCCAGCGCTTGGCCAACCTGGTACGCCAGGTATCCGTAGTCAGCGGATCCTATATCTACGGTGTACTTGCCCGGCGTCAACATGTAGCGGCTTTGCTTCGAGGCATGTGGGTTCAGCACGCTGTTCAGGTAGTAGAGCCTGGCATTTCTGCCAATCTTCTGAGGCATATGGAGAGGTGCAGGTCCATCGAATCCTTCGTTGATTACGTCGTAGTATTCGACCAGGTCATCCAAGGGAGTGGTTTTTGACATGTTCTGTCCGGCAACCGATTCCTTCTTGTCGATCGAGTAGTTGTCAGATCTCTTCAGCCCGAATAGGCTGTTGATCATATTCTTCCTGGAACCGAATGTGTCGGTGATAATCTTTGTTGCGGATTGTCCGGTATCCAGAGCCTCTTGGTTGAGAAGAGTCATCAAATCGTGCAGGCTGTCATGTACAAATAATGGCTTATCGTACATGGCCTTTCTGGCCTCTGCAGTCTTCGGGTCTACCTTATCTATTCCGTCATCCCACTGAGCGAGCTCCTCCTCACTCATCGTAGGCTTGGTATCAGGCAGTACGATTGTGGAAGCTTGCGTGATATAGCGTGACAAGCGCAGCATGTCGGTTGCTACACCGAGATCTGTATTGCTCAAGTCCGCTTGGGTACGGTCCAGGAAGTAATCAGCTTCCGGGTAACCGTTCCTTATCTTGAACGCACCTTCGTCCAACGATACTGATAGAACATCCGTGTTAATGTTATCCCTTACTTTTCTTGATGCAGGATCTAGGTCCTCCTTCAATACATAGTCCATGATGGTCGGGACGTCATCATGAAGCTTCGCATACCCAGACTTCTCTAATTGGATGAGGGCTTCATTGCCCAAATCGTAATAGAGACCTTCAATCTTGGCTGCGGAATCTTCGTTTGTGGCACGCTTGAAGCGGTACCCTTTCTGGAATGCAATCTTCCGGCCGATGCTTGCAGCAATACGGCTCAGAGGTAACGCCGGCAATACCCCGGTGTCACTGATGGCTGATACTTCAATACCGAGGTTCCTCGCCTTGTCAGATTCGCCTTTGACGGATTCCATGAGTTCATGGAGTGCGATCGACTTCTCAATGACGAAGTCACCTGAAAATATGTCTTTCTGGAAGCGCTTACCACTCTTGCTGGATTCCTTTATGCGGAGAATAGCACTCTCCATTCTACGCAGAATGTGCGGAGATTGGTTGGGGTTCTCGAGTACTGAAGTGTCCAGCCTGGCTGTTAGGTCCATGACCTCTTGCTGCGTGGTCTCCCATACGTTGTACCGGAGGGGTTTATCCTTCGCTTTGTCGATCTCGACCTTCTGGTCGAATTGCAGGATGAACTCTTTAAACGCATCAAAATCTTGACAGGCCATAGCTAAATTTTACACTCCGGGGGGTTCATTTTGTTGTAAGCTTCTTTGACATCAGCTTCAGTGGTGGCCAGTGTATCAGTGTTTTCTTCAAAAGCCATAGGGTTTGGAAACTTATGATCAAGTTTTGTGAAAAAAGTGTTGTCATTCTGCAGACCAGGGAAATCTTTAAGTACGTCGTTCCATTGGTCTCGTGACTCAATACCATTCTTTTTCAGTGCGTTATATATATTGTCGACCTTACCTACGAGAACTTTGGCAGCTACCGGGTCTTTGGTCGTCTCCTCTACCGCTCTCAGCTTAGCGGCAAGCTCAGGGGTGACAGTTACCGCGGTAGCTTCCTGAGCCGTTTCAGGGCCCACAACTGTTTTCTTGACAGTTTTTACTGTATCTGTCAGTCCAGCTTCTATCTTCTTCTCGAGAGCGGCAACAGCTTCCGGATCATTGAAGTCGATGAGATCCGGAGTTACATCCTTCATCTTCTGGATGATGCCTTTAGCCGTATCGCTGTTGTACGCTTCAGCCAACTGTTTAGCCGCACCGGTTTCATTCAGTACAGGGATTATGCCTTTTCTTTTAATCTTGGCCATGAACTTGAGAACCCTTCTCTTGCCGGGCTTCCGTAGCTTGTTGCCTTTACGGGCCAGTTTGGCTTCGAGTGCGGCCATGGACTGCGGGCTCATAACTCCGGATCCAGCTGTCTGGTTCTTGAACACGTCCGAGTCCTTGTACGCTTTCAAGGCGCCTTCGATCGTGTTGAGGGTATCTACGTCGGATATGTTAGAGGCGATCACCCGGTTGAGGGCTGTTGCTCCAGCACCTGCGTCCTGCTCCTTGATGTTACCCGACGTGTTTATGTCGGTAACTACCTGAGGCAGATCACCTTCAGCAATGAGGTCAGTTCGCTTCAGGCCTGAACGCTTCAGTGCTGCAGCTTTCTTCTTGGCCATCCGCCTCAGCTTCTTTCCCATCTTGGGATCTATCTGCCCAACTACGGCTGATACTGCATTCAGGTCAGTGAGCGACAGGTCCTGAGCTGCTTTGAGTGCAGTGGCGGATCCTTGCTTCGTCTTCCGTCCGGCTAGCTCTATCACACCAAGGCCTACGCTGGACTCAATACCTTTGACAGCGTTTACTGTGGCTGAGCCATACTGCTTGGTCTTCTCTACGATCTGGTCAACATCTACGTCTAATGCAGCTACGGCGTCTTTTGCTGCCTGTACTGACTTGTCCTTCACGTTCTTGCCGGCTTGGGCGGCTATAGCAGCTATATTGCTGGCTTCCACCTCGGTCTGGATCGTCAGCTTGTCAGCTTTGTAAGTCCGCTCGAGCTCCTTCTTGAAACTTTGGAGTGTGCCCGGATCCTTCAGATCCTCATCGGTGAGCTCTTTCTTTACCTGGAGGGCGTTGGCCAGCTCTGCTGTCCCTTCATTCCCTTTCAGGCCTGCCAGGTCAGTAGCGTTCTTTACGATCTCGATGTTGGTATCGATATCAGAGATCTTGGCTGCTGCTACTACCTTCCGACTTTCGTGCTCGCTCTTCAGTATTTCCCGGTCCTCCTCGCTGAGGACTTTCAGGCTGGCCTTGTTGGCCTGGTTTTTGGCGATATTGGCGGCTGTCTTCGCTGTGCCTTTAACGACGTCTACTGCTGTGCCGGCAGCTACTGCTGGAACTGTGATGGCTCCTCGAGCTCCTGCTCCAGCACCACCACCAAGGAAGGCGCCTACCAGTGCTTGCATTTGTGCATCTTCACTCTGTACGATGTCCTTCAGGCTGGCTGCGAAGTTCTTCCGCTGCTCTGGTCCCATTCCAACGTTCAGGTTCTCGGCCCAGGTCTGGAAATATTCCTGAGCTGCTTCCGCTCCACCTGCCGTGGCAACTTTCTTGGTTCCGTCGAAGATCCGTGAAACGATTGATCCGAAGTTGGATCCTCCAACCAGGTTCTTTCCGATCGTCCGGATCTCCTTTCCGATCTCCTTGGTGAATTTGGGGATTAACAGATTCTTGATAATCGATGGCTGTGGCAGCATGGTCAGCATGTTCAGTGCGTACATCTGGGTAGCTTCAGCTCGAGTAGGATCTACACCGTGCTCCTGCTTGAAGTCGTTGATCTGTCTCTGGGTGATATCAGCGGTAGCTATTGACACCTGGCCGGCAGCTTTCGGTGCAGCTTTCACACCAGTTTCGATAGCCTTTGCTGCACGAGAGAATAGTTTGTTCTTTTCCTGGACCTGGCTAACGGCGTCAGTAATCTTGCCTACGGCTTGAGCTCCTTTCTGGACACGTCTGGCCAGCACTGGAGCTGCTGCACCACCAGTAACGTACGTAGCTAATGCGCCAAGAGCTAGCTCAGGTAAAACTCCGGCGCTATCTGCCAGTGTGCCCGGGGCTGCTGCCAATGACTGCAGAGCAGCGTCACCATAATTGCCGGCGGCTAATGACTCGACAACTTTCTGCTGAGGAGCTCCTACCAAGCGTTCACGAGTTTCAGGTGTGACACCAGCCTGGAAATCTCCAAGCTCCTGGATCTGTTTATTACGATCGACACCTTCTGGCATCTCTGGGCTACCAGGCACCATATCGAATAGATGCTCTCTGCTCTGGAATAGAGCGGACTGTGCTATGTCGAGTAACCCAGTTCCTCCACCAGCATTCATATGTGAGTATGCGTCAGCAAGAGACTGTTGAGCTTCATCCGACGCTTGAGCAGCAGGATCTAACTTACGCCGCTTCTCTACAGAGGCGGAGGCCAGGTTTGCTTTTTTCTGCTCGGAGAGAGATATTCCAAGTGCTTCTTCTGCAATGCCGTAGTAAGGATCGCTCAGTCTACGCTGCAGAATCTCATCGGGTGATAAGGGCATTTTATTTCCGCTTCAGTTCTTTGAGCTCTTGCTCCAGATCACTTGCGTAAGCTTTTTGCAGGAGTGTGCGCTGTCCAGGCGGAGGAAGATCATCCAGTTCCGCTTGTACGTCTGCTACTCTTGATAAGTCCTTCTCTGCTTGCGCTGCCGGCTTACGTTTTGGGGGAGTAAGAATATTATTTCCTGCAGCAGGTGCCATATTGCTAAGAAGTTTTCCAACTTCATTTGCTGCATTAGCGTTACTAGAGGCTAGCATTCCAGCAGGTGTATTCTCTAGAGCAGCTCGCAGCTGTTGCATAACAACTTCCTCCGGCGCTTGGCCACCTACTTGTTGTTGTACTACAGGACCAACAGTGGGCGCTGGTAGTGTATCTCCGCCTGTGACATCAGTAAGGTTTTGGAGCCCGAGAGCTTCAGGTGGCAATGTATTAGTTTGGGCAGGAGGCAAAACAGCCGCAGGAGGAGGAGCCACTTGTGCTCCATCCCCTGGGCTGACCACACCTTGCCGGGTTGTGTCTGGTGCTACCGCTCCAGGCGCCGGGCCTAAGCGATTAAGAAATGATTCTAATACCTGAGTATCGCTGAGGTTCTTTGGAACTGTTCGGCTCAGGAGTCGTTCGTTGTGTAATGCTGCTGCATTTACAGCATCGGACGGGGTAAAAATTCTACCTGCACCAGCTTGTCCGGACTGAGATAGATCACCTCCAGTTTTTTTGTTAAATTTAGCACGCTCCGCATTCTGAATCTTGGTGGCTTCCTCCAGCAGTTTGGTTCGGCCTTTTTCTGTATTCCAGTTGAAATCGTCCTTAACTGTAGCGTCTGCTTGGCTGGTAAAGGCCAATCGCAGAGCATTCTCCTGAGCAGTCGGGCTTACTACGCCGTTGGCTGCCAGAAATCCCATAGCCTGGCTTACTGACTGCTTGGTAGCGTCATGCTGACCGAAGTCTCCGAATATACTATCACTAATGCTCTCTGAGTCTGGGAACTTGAACGTATCCTGAAGACGATCAATGATTTCACCAGTAGCTACAGGGTCGGTAGAATCGGACTCATTCGCAAATGACCCGCTGGTGGACTTGACTGTGCCGTCAGCCCCAATTCTGAAGTTGTTTGTGTTACTTCCGGTAGGTATTAAATCTTTCGGACTCAGCAGCTGTGACTTGATGAGATCTTTATCAGCAGTTGGGTACTTCTGAGCTACCTGAGCAGCGACTGCAGCATCAACCTCAGCACCAGTGAACTTGCCAGACGCCGTCAGGCCACTGCGGAGAGTGTTGGCGAATGTCTTGGGATCGGTCAGCGCTGTTGGGTTATTGAGGATGTACTCATTACGAGCAGCAAGCTTGCCGGCATCATCCAGGCTAGCGTAGCGCTGGTCCTTCATGAGCTGATCTTCGAGCCCTGTGAAACGGTCACCACCGGCAAACTGTGCGCCTTTGGCGTAGTTCTCGATAGTTTGAGTCCTATCTACATCTCGAGCCAGGGCATCAACACGAAGTTGCTCAGCACGCTCTGGAGCAGCCAGGTTGAAGTCGAGCTGGTCTTGACGCTGCTGCAGACCTTTATTTTGAAAGATCTTCTGTTGCTCCAGTTGCTCCTTCGCACGCTTGTCAGCCTTTCGGTTGCCAATAGTCCGCTGTATTCCTGTTAGGAATTGAGCAGGTGTGCCAATGCTAGGGTTAACACTGGGCCCTTGTACGAAAATTCTAGGTCCGGCCATTGATGTTTCCTAAGACGTTAAACTGCGTATGTGCCGTTTGCGATCGCTTGTTGTACCTGAGCGTGTTCAGCTGTTCCCGGGGTTGTCATCTGTGCAGCCAACGACAATGAGTTGTTGGTAGCCAGATTCTGTGCAGTAGCTGCACGGTTTTCTTGGTCTTTCAGAATGCCAAGTTGGTCATCTGCGATTCCGAGACTTTTGTTAAGCCCGTAACCCTGCAGTGCCAAGCTACCCAGATCGAGAGCATTCTCGAATCCATCGGATTTAAACATGTCCCCTAAACCACTGCCAATACTTTTGAACATGTCCAGGAAGTTACTGCCACCTCCGCCGCCTATAATTCCTCCGACTCCACGTCCAAGGCTATTGATATTTCTTCCGGGTCCTGTAGGCATTAAAATGTCCTCATTCTGTTAGTTTACTCCTATACGGAGCTTTATATCATGAAAGTTAGTAGTAAGACTATCATAATTATACAATTCATCATACCCGTATTGTCCAGCAATTGACGTTTCTATGCCAGTACTGGGAGAATCAAGTGCCACAAGGAACTCAGGAGTGATGGCTTGAACATCCGCCAGACTACCTGGATTGTTCCTTTCGTCTAGCTCCTCTTGTTTTGCAGAAGCCTCTAAATCACTTTGGGCTTGCTCTATAGACGCCTTAAGCTCTTCTGTTTCCAGGTAACCCTCAACATCGCTGAAAGTATCCGCGAACTCTGTAGCCAAGTCCAGAAGGCTCTCTGCTTGCATGAATGTGCTATCAGTGAAAGCTTTTGGATTGTTGAGCGCTATTCCTACTACGACACCAACTACGGCGGCAAGGAAGGCGTTACCGGTAGTCTCTGCAACCCACACTACTAATTCTGCAATTGCGTAGTTCACAACCAGCTGTCCTATAGCCGCTAAAAAGCTAGTTGCTCCAAATGTGAATACGCTAAACACAATCATTGCGAACTGGAACAGGCTGAAGAATGCTGAGGTTTCATACCATGCGATCTCTTCTACCACTATGGCATATATATCGATACGAAAGATGTATTGGTATACTTCCATTTGTTCTGCAGCTGTCAACTCGTTAATGACGAACCAGGATACTGGAATAGTGAATTCGCTGTCTCCAAGAGCAGCCAGAGCAACCTGGTGGTACCCGCCGTAGTCTATTGCTGTCATATTCGCCATTGATATTACAGCTATCTGATCGTATTCAGTGGCTGTCGCCTGGTAATAAATATATAAGTCAGTACCAACTACCTCATGAAGATAAGCTCCCACTGATGTTTTGACACCAGACACTGCGCTGGTGTAACTATGGTCGTTCCAGGCAACTCCATTGTTTACCGGGCCCTCTTCGAATGTGGCTTTGTATTCCCCAATGTTTGATGTTATCCCGTAAGTGACAATGATCTCATAGAAGGATATCCACAACATCTTGGATAGTATTGGGCTTGTGTCATTAGGCCCTATTGAGAAATTCAAGTATGCATCCGCCACATCTGTGATATCCGGGTTAGCTGCTATGGCAGACGAAAATTCCTCTATGTCAAGGTTCAGTCTGGCCATAAGTTGACGAGTGGTTATATACCACGGGTCTAACTGGTTGGCATCTACCTGGATTTTATCTTGCCGTAGAATAGCTACTGGCAGCATCTCCATGTTTCGTATTGTACTCGCTTCGGTATCGAGACCTGCGTATGTCCCCGCAGAGAAGTCATATATCCAATACCGAAACTGCCCCGGGGGCTCTGCATTGTTCTCGTACGTCACGAAAAGTCCATCTTCAGGAGTGTATGCAGCCATGGTAAATGAGTGTTCTAACGTTGCGTTCCCGGCTACTGGGTCACTGGTTCCGTCCAGTATTGTTACTGTGCCAACTGCAGATATGTCGATACTGTCCAGGTCACTCGAGTTCTCCAGGAATACCTCAAACTGTTCTCTGTCATCGTCCGCAACATCCGCATAAATATCTACTGATATATTCTGCACTTCCCCGGATGTACCAGCAAAGTTCAGCGTGCCCGTTGTGTTGTCATAGTCGGTACCACCGAGTATAGATCCGAGATCTGTAAAATTATAGTCGACAGTGAATGCCCCTGAAGGTGCGACGTCTGCCAACGTCACTGCTATAGTTACCGTCGTATTGGCTTCGTCAACTAAGATGTCTTCTATGTTGAGCCGTAATGTATCGTCATCAGTTATAGTACAAGTCTTGCTGTCGTTTGCGTGTATCGTCACCATCTCGAAAGCCCCGGTATTCGTAATGGAGTCGATCGTAATTGTGAAGTTGGTATTAGCATTCACACTGTCCACAGTCACGATACTTACTTCGACTTCATTTGTCTCGGCAAGCATAGTAACGGAAGCTACCTGAGCATAGTCTGTTGGATCCACCGCTGTGCCGCTGTAGACGAAGTTTATATCTACTGTCTCTCCGATTGGAAGAGTTCTGTTGCACTTTACGGTGAATACTGCAGTGTCCCCTTCTGTTACCTGGCTAGGGCCTTCTATCCAAAATTGTGCCTCAACCGCCAGACGGGAAATGTTAATCTGGAAGTTGTCCGGACCAACTACATATACTACTGTACCCAGCTCCCAGTCATCCCAGGATACTCCATATGGGTCATTTGCCGTTAGAGTATTGAGCCAAGGCTTATAGTCGTTGGTAGACTGAAGCTCGTGCTTGTAGTAGTTGGTCGGTGTAGGGTACCCGGTTACCACGGACAGCATTGTGTTAGTACCCCCGAAGTCGTTATCCAGGGCTGCTTCTATTCCCTCAATGTTTGCTGCGGCTCCAGTAACGTCCATACTTGGAAGATCGTATATGTACTGTCCACTGTCTGCGTAATTGTAAGCTGATCGTATCTGTCCTTTGGTCTGATATATCTGCTGCATGTAGTTTGGAAAATAGCTTGTTTCAGTATCGATCTTTTTGAATATCGCTCTGACTATTGCAGCCTTTACTACATCTTCTGCGTTATCCCCGTAAATCTTAGTCGATACTTTGGCAACATTAACTACTGTTTCATCAACAATACCAAATATTGCGAATATAGCTCCCAGTACAGGCTCCAGTACAGCGTCCCATACAACTTGGACAAGTTCCTCGATCGCATCCCATACCGATTTTAATACGCTTTCGATTGCATCGAATACAGCACTCATTCGAATCCCCTGGTCTCGAATATTTGGTTCACTTTCTTTTTGATGTTATCAATACGAATAGCCAGTGGTCGTTCTGGATCTTGTCCTTGGCGCCTGACTGATATGGGTGTTACTAAAGATTTATACTCTTCCACGAATTTCCCCGGGTGAAGTTTGAAATACATCATGAACACGTCTCTGTCGATGTATTTGAATACTCCTGCGAAAAGGGCTAGTAGATCTATTGGGCTTTCTTTGCCATACAGCGCTACACCATCTACCTGGTTCTTGCTTCTGTGTTTATAGTATAGAAATGTCTGGCTGCTGCACATTGTGTAAGCCCGGCCTTCTTGCACGCAAATAGCCATGCGATCCTTGAATTCCTGGTGCTCCTCCTCAGGAACCCAATGCTTGATCAACTCGAAATGCGCTGGTATGTCTTCCAGTGTGCATTCGTCGATCAGCTTAGAATTGCCAAGTATGTCATGTGCGGTTATTAGTGCCATTGCTTCGTAAGTAAAAACGCTCCGTAAAAGCCACCGAGGCCATTTGCTGTAACAAGGATCCTACCTTTGACCTTAGGATCGTCCAATAGTATACAAGTTTCGAGAAGAGAGCTAACACCTTGAGTGTGCCCTATTTTGCTTTTGTATTCAATCGGGGTAGCAAGTTGTGCTAATCCGGACTCTGCCTCCGTATTTGCACTGGTTCCTGTACCATGCAGTTTGACATACCCAATCCTGCAACCTGGTGCCAGTGTGTCGATGTCTTCCTTGTTAAACTGGAAAGGATTATTGTTGAAGGCGAATTTCCATTGTACCTGGCTGATATCAATACCGGGTATCAAGCGCATGTATGCAAAACCATCTCCGCAGTTGACAGGGATGTTTAGTTCAGAGAACAGCTGGATAGTTGCCGGGGTAGTTCTTTCAGCCCCTATGATTATGACCTCCTCAATAGTGCCTGAGGGACACTTCAATAACTTGTCAGCCTCCCACAAGGCCTGTATGCCCGCTGCACAAGTGCTGGAGATGATATTAACGTGCTTGATATGCTCACGTCCCTTCATCCTGTAAAGCCACTCATGCGCTATATAGGAGCTCCCAGAACGTAGCATCGGCATCTTACGGTCACCAGTACTCGCATTTAAGCCTGCTTCGGACTGGCTGATAGAGAAACCATCAACATAAAGGAACGCTGTTGGCCTGGTGAGTGTAATATCAAGATTGGTCAGTTTCCTGAATTCTGACACTGAAGAGCCTTCACGGCTCAGACCTGGTATGGCTATGTAGCCGTCTCTTTGCTCTGTTCCATGCACGCTGTGGTAATCGACGATACGCATTTTCTAATAAGCTCCCGGATAGTGAGGTTCTGCACGTCGATCTGCTGGTATGCATCCTCTGTTGACGGGACGTCTTTCCAGAATGGGTATTCAGCTTCGAGTGTGGCAAGGGTGAGTACGGTGCCCAGACTATCAAGTTCTGCATCGGAGAACTTTGACTTCATTGTCACAGGCACACCTTTTTCGTCATCAATTATTTCGTTGAGACGATCTAATATTTCTTGTTTCATATTATGGTATTGTTACTGCTGATCCAACATCTGTCAAGAGTTCACCGCATAGAGCATCGATCTGAGGCTCCTTGGTGCAGTCCGGAGCTGTTGCAGTACCGGCGATCGATAATGTGACAGCATAGCCTTCAAGCATCTGCTTAAGCACCTTCTGCTTGGTATCACTTACAAAGCCCAGAGTCTGTGCAGCGATAAGATCCTGCTTCGCTTTCATAGTACCACCGGTGGCGTCTTCAGTGTTCGCTATTTCTGTAGTTTGCTGCTGCTTAACCAAAGCAGTATCAGCGTACACTTTGGCAGCCTGGGCTGTGACAACTTCAACTTTCTCAGTGGCTTCCAGTACTTGTTGGTCGATTAGACCTGCTCCGGTATTCCCACCAAGACTGAGATCTCCATCAGCGTCTACATCTACATTATAACCCCACTGCTTCTCGAGAGTAGCCTGGATTACCGATTGCTCCAAAGCATACTTGTCCTTGTTCAGAAGGAACTGTACGGATTGCTGCAGTACAGACTGTATGGCGCCGAGGTAGACGGTAGCAAAGTCAGAACCTGTAATACGGCCTTCGTCGTACTGCTCTTGCAGACGGAGCTCGACAGTTTGTATGAGAATGTCAAATACGCCATCCCCCGGGGCGGCGTCTAGTTCATTCGTCAGATCGGTAAGTTTTACGGTCATTTATTGGTACCTGTAAGTATTTGCGTACATTATCACACTGTGACTCCACCGTAAACCGGGGCTTCTACTGGTCGGCTTGGTGCTTCCGTAGCTCTGGACACCGCTTCAAGAGTTCTGGTGTCCTTTGAAGTACGCTTTGCTGCTATAGTCGCAGAAATAGCAGGTTGGCCGTCTGTCTGGACTTCTAGTTCAACGTAGTTAAGCTCTACGAAATCTGAGCTGGTTCCGTAGCCCAGGGTGATAAGGTATCTACCGTCCTGGTCTGGAGTAAAAGTATACTCAGCTACGCCCTGAGCAGTTGCCGTTGGCGCTGTGAGGACAGTGATTCCGTCATTTGTATACGTTGCTGTCTTGTCTGGCTTGACCAGGAGAATGTCATAGTCTGGTTTTGTCAGTGGTACGGCCTGAGGCTTCAGCTGAAACCGTACTGTCATCTCTACATCTTTTTTATACCAACTCATATCACCACCACTACACGTTCGGCTAGGGGAGTAGTAACGTCAACAAACCCGTATCCACTATTAGCAAAGCCTCTTGAGTGTGTATCAAAGTTGCCTGGCACTTGTGACATTTGGTATGCGGTAAACCTTATGTCTGTGCTTAGCGCCCATGTCAAACCCTGATCTGTACTTTCAAACCATGTACCTGCAGAGTTTGCTACCATCATTTTATTAAAGTCGGGTACTGAACAACCTTCTTCCATTGTTCCTGTGAGAACAGAGCTGTGGTCTGTTATGCTCCAACCACCAGTTCCACTAGATGATATGGCAACCCATCCATCACTGGAAATTGCTACCAGGCTGTTGCCATCTGGAGACGGCTTCAGGAAAATTAGCTGCTTACTGGCAATCATCCCTATAAAGTTATACATCTGAGTCCAGGGTATTCCACCTGTCGGTGGGACTTGTAGGTTCGACACATACGTGTTATTTCCGTTATTGCCAAGAATTATGTTACTTCCGTATCTTATGACCTTGTTCATTGCTTGTGCAGGCTGTCTTCCGAACGTGAAATCCGAGTACTCCTGGGCATAGAAAGTTTGGCCATCAGGTGAGAACCATACTTTTGTTTGGCTATACCACCATACACCTTCGAGAAGAGTGTCGTAGTAAAGACCTGAAGATCCTCCAAAATTATTAAGTCCACCTGATAAAACGCAGGTGTTCCAGGTAGCTCCTTCGTCGTCACTATAAAAGCAAAGATAATCCGATCCAGTAGTGGCTCCGAGCTGAGACGCTAATATTCTTCCATTTGGCATTATGGCCATACCACTTACGTCTGGCATTCCGCCATAAGCTGTTGTTACAGTCTTCTGTTCCGTAATAACCGCCTGGGTATTAGTTCTGTATTTTACAATCGTTCCTACTGTATCTCCCAAAAGTCGTTGTCCCATTACCCAGAACACAGTCTCATCCCTTGGGTCTTCAGCTATGGCTCCAACATCGTGCCAGGGGCCAGTAACTCCTGTACCTGACTTAAGAAGTATTGATTGTGGGATAGACGGCTGTGAATGTGCAATAACCGAGTTCGCTGTTACAGGAGCCTCAAGGAATACCCAAAAGCGTGACTCTGCCAGTACTTCATAACTGTCAGCTGTGCCGGTTGAAATAAATAGGTGGAAAAGACCAAGAGAAGCTGGAGTAAACGCGTAGGTCAGCAATCCAGCTACGGTTGTGGTTGGGGCTGTAAACGACGTAACACCAGCGTTGGTGTATGAGGCTTCTAGAGTAGACGGTACAAACTGTACATCGAAATCCGCTTCTACAGGAACAGGGTCCTGTGGTGGCAGTACGAATGTTACTGTTATTTCATTACCAACTATGTACATTTATACAGCCTAGTGATGATACGGAAGCCGTATTGCTTCCGTACTTAGACAGTCTACACTAATCAGGCGTTCTACTGGAATAGCTGATAGCGTATTTCTTTACCCGCATAGTCTGCTTGTTACCAGTACGCCGGCCATTGACCACTTCGTCTTTGTGCAGGGTAATCAATGCGCTTTCGGCGTTGTTGATCAAACACTGCTCCAGTTCAACAGGGATGTCCAGGGGAACGCTCCGGGCAACCTTGAAATACTGGTTTTGCACACTGAGGAAAGCTGTAGTAACAACATCGTTTTCACGAGTGTCTTTACTGGTTATGGTTACAATCTGGGTTTTGAAAGCTTTCTTTTTGGCTGCAGCAATCTGAGCACGCTTTCGCTGGTACTTGTCACGAACTCGGGCTTTGGCGATATCTTTGGCAGATGTCAGTATTGCATCCTGGCTTTCCAGGTCATCGGCAAGTGAAGGCTCCTCTGCTTTTACAGCAGGGCCTGCAGGTGCAGCTTCCTCGACAGGAGGCGGTTCACCTTTAAAATCCGCCAGCAATTCGGCGAGTTTCAAGTTGGATATGTTGCCTTTGAAATCAAGGCCAAGGTCAGTAGCTTCAGCTACCATTTCTTCTCGATTGAACTTACTCATGTATTAAATCCCGTAGGTTGTTTAATTGTTAAAGGAAGCCCCCCAAAACGGGGGGCTACCAGTTACTACTTTACTGGATTACGCAGATGCGGTAACCAGGACTTTCAGGAGACGCTCTTCGCGCAGGATGATACCTGCATACCACATGTTGTAGCTGAAGAAGCCCTGAGTGCCGTAGGGGTTTGACAATTCGATCTTGCTCGGCGCCTGAGCGTTGAACTTGATCTTGCCATGACCTTTCAGGCCGACAGTTGCGAATGATCCTTTGGTGGGGAACAGGATCGGGAACACATCGTAGTACTCGAGAGCAGCTACAGTAGCACCAGAGTTAACCCAGGTGTCACCAGTACGTTCCCAGACTTGAGCAGTTGCACCACGACCAGTGATAACAGCCGCTTCATTAGCGAAAGTAGTAGTCGACAGAGTACCTGTGTAAGTCGGATCAGCAGCAGCTGCAGGAGCTACAGCAGAACCTTGACCAGCGTAAACGAGTGCAGACTCGGATTCGATGAAACGAACGTCGTTCATTGCGCCAACTTCGCCTTCAGCCAGGTTGGTGGCGTCAGCATACTTGTAAGCAGGAACGTAAACGTATTCAGTCGTACCGTTGTCAGTAACGTTACCACGAGTCAAACCTTCCAGGTCGAACTTCACTTCCGGGCCGATGATGGCGTAGAAAGCTTTGTTGACAGTCCGGGTATCGATCTTGGTAGAACCAGTCACGATGGAAGTGTTCTTCATGGCACGATTACGAACCAGCAAACGAACAGCGTTGCGGATCAGGTCGTAAGTTACACGGGCGATATCGTCGTTGGTACCGTCAGTTGCAGTGTCGTCGTCAGCGTCACCAAGTTCCTTCAGTTCGGTAGCAACGCCGCCGAACAGAACATTGGTAGTTGACAGCATGTCAAGCTGGATCAGGTCTTCAGCACGACGGTTGGCCAACATGCCCAACTCTTCGCGGTAATGAACCTGGACCATGTCCTCGGCAAACATCTCGACTTCGTCGGTGTAGTCAATCATCTCGCCGTAACGGGCGAAATTGGTAGACAGAGTCACCTTGCTGATGGTCTGCTTGTTGACAGCACCAGCGCCTTCAGCCAGAGCAGCATCAGATGCAAGACCGGCCGAAACTTCTGCCTGAGAGCGAGAGGTCAGGTAACCTTTGGTAGCGAAGTCTGCATCAGTACCGTCGATACGATCGAAGATATGCAGCCATTTGCTGACCTTGTAAGTGGTACCCATTTTCAAGGGCATTGATCTACGATCTGCAAACTGTGCGTACACAGAAACTGCGTTAGCGGCTTTTACGCCAGCTTTGTCGTAGTAATGGATAATGGTGTTCTGCCCGTGGGTAGAATCACCAGTTGCACGATTGGTCGTGCCGTAAACATTCGAAACCATGACGGCCTCCTATTGAGTTAAGTTTTACGCATTGGCGTGTATCTTTTTGTACCATGCGTCGAAGTCTTCATCATTGTCGTCTAAATAGTCGACAACACCTTTGCGATCGGAACGAGCTCCTGTGGATCTCGCTGAACGCTTCCTCTTGGCTTCTGATGATTCTGCTTCAAACTTTGATTCTGCATCTTGTGCCTCAGAGTTTAGATCAGTTATGGTTGAGCCCGCTTCCTGTTGGGCTGCCATTGCCTGATGTAACCTTTGGCCTGCAAGCATGTAGTACTCAATGTCAGATTTCGAATTTCCATCGATAACCTTCATCTTCATCGCGATCGGAGCTACCTTGTCGTAGACGCCGTTCTTGATGTCGTTGTGGAGACCCATAATTAGCTTCGGGGACTCCGCTATTGCCTGGCGAGAACTTTGATCCCACTGCTCGTCAATGACGTCTACAGTGATCTTGTACTCTTCATCGGCTGATATCTTACCTGTAATTTCTTCAATTTCCAACTGTTTCTCGTCTTTTCCGTAATTGCCTGGCACATACGGTGACGGTTGGTCGTCGTCGTTGGTGAGATCGAAGCTGTCAATTTTATTGACTTCCAGGATCTGAGCAATGGCGCCTTTGTCGCCTTTCAAGGCGTCAATGGCCAGGTTCAGCTGGTCCTGGGTGAGGTTTTGTTCTTCGATTGCAGAGATCATCTTCCGGTACGGAGCCATCTTCTGCATTTTTTTCGTGTAGTCCATGGCCTGGCCAAAGACAGTTTCGAATTGCTCTTTGATTTCATCTTCAGTGAAGGTGAAGTCCTGGCCATTAGCCCTGAATTTGAGAGTATCCCCTACTTTGGAATCTGCCTTCGACTCTTCGGTATCGGCTTCTTCTTCCTGACCATCATCAGTAGGCGTTTCATCCTCAGTATCATCGGCCGGCTCTTCGTCTGCGGATTTGTCATCTGCGGCAGGCTCCTCTTCGTCAGACTCATCCGAACCCCGAATTTCTTCGAGGTCGGAATCGTCTTCGAGTTCGTCGTCCGGAAGGTCTCCGGCAGCATGACCGGCCAAGCGTTCTTCGTCGTTACCAGGGAGATCGTCTTCAGCTACTCCTTCATCCCTTCGGATTTGGCGAATGGCTTCAAGAGGATCTTTGTCGTCCGCGAATACGTCTTCTTCGGTCAAGTCAACCATTACTGAATACCTCCAGCGGCTTCTTCAGCCTGAGCTTCTTCGAAAGCTACACGCTCTTCGTCAGAGAGTATTGGATTTTTGGCACCTTCATACTGCATTTCGATCATCTTGAAAAAGTACCCAAGATTTGATGCAGCAATTATGTCTTCCATAATAGCAGCACGTCTTCCTTCAGCCTGGATCTGCGGCACTGCCAACAGCGATGCTGATGCCAGCACCTTGTCTTTCAGATAACCGTTGGTGATGATCTTTTTGAAATCGCCGTTACGCTGGAGACGATTCCAGGCTTCACCCATGGCGATGTGGTGATCAATTGCTGCGAGTTCGTTTTGGTACTGTTCTTGTTCAGAATTGCTCATTTAGAGTTCCTGTGGTTGGTTAGTTAAATAAAAGAGATCAGATCATAAAGTAAACTTTACTGCTGAGTCAAGTTGTTCTTTGCTACGACATCAAGTTTTTTCTGCTGCATGACTGATCCGTGCTCGAAAGCCTTCTCCTGCATCTTCTCGCTATGCTCGGTTCCGTCAGCCTTCCGGGTGAAGTCCAGATCCTTAAGATCTGCACCAGATTGGATATCTTTTGTACGAGCGATATCCAGATCACCTTTAGCTTTCTTGGCGAACATGTCGACTTGATTTTCCTGGGCACGAGACTGACGTTCCATGATTTCAACTTCTTTCAGTTGAAGTTCGAGCATTTTCATCTTCTCGACCATTGGGTCTGGCTTTGGCTCATAGGTCTCAAATTTCTTTGCCAAGTCTGGCATTTTGTGCAAAGCAGCTATTTCTGACATTAGGATGTTTCGCATTCCCATGTCCATAGTCTGGCCAAGCGTCTGCAGCAGGAATGAGAGCTCCTGGGCTTTGCTGGAATTATCTTCCGCGGTAGATACCTGGATCTCAATATCGATCGAACCAGACAGGTCATCACGAGCTATTTGTACGAATTCGTCGTTTGTCAGGCGGATTACTTCTTCTTCACGCAGGAACTCGCTGTTGTAGGACGTCCACTTACGCATGAGAGGCTTTATCAGGTTCTCCGATATGTTACGCACGATGTCAAGACGGCGTACTGAGACGGCATCCAGGACCCCTCCAGCTGCTCTTGCAGTTGAACCAAGGCTAGCTCCAGCTATCCCACCGGTGAATGCTTTGACTCCGAGCATTGACTCGGACTCGTTGTTGGTCATCTCCATTACACCGAACACACTGGCTGGTATCTGATTGTAGCTACCCTCAAAGAAGTCTGTCTGACTACCGTTGAACTCGAAGTTCTTGCCATTGAGGAATCTACGCTTGTTCAGCGGATCTAGGGCTCCGACTCGCATACCCTTCTGGGCATTATTCGAGTTGGCCATATTGTCGATGATTCCACGCTTGATAGCTGTGTTGATCTTCTGGTTGTCTCCGATAAGCTCTGCGTTGGCTTCACCATAGATCTTAAACGGGATCGAGTTGTTCGCCAGGAACAGGAATGGAATTTCCTCGTCCGGGTAAGGGTTCGACTCAAGCTGGATGATTGTGTCACCTACCCAGGTGCATACAATAGGCTTGGCGATACCAGTGCCTTCAACATCGAAGTTGCCCCAATATTCATGAACCAGCAGTTTCTTTCTGGCTGTGTCACTGAAGGTAAATTCCGTTTCGTCTTCTGAGTCAAAGTCTGGATTTGCGCTGGTGTCTTTTCCAATATCTTTGGCGAGCCTACCTAAATTCTTGTACTTGCCAGACTTCTTGAGAGTGCTCATATCCGATTCGTATCGGTGAATGACAAACTGCGCTTTGTCCATATCACCATTACACGTAGGGTCTATGTAGACATCCTCTATACGACAGACTTCAGCGTTTGGCTTATTGACCTTTACGATGAGCTTCTTGACTTTCTTGGTGCCAGCCTGGAATGGCTGTCCAAACGCGTCAATAGCGAAGATTGGCATATCAACTTCGACTTCCTCATCTTCGTAATCCCATGAGGTTTTTACAACTACCGTGCCTTCAGCGTAATATAGCTTGATGACATTAGTCATGAATTTGTAACGGTTGAAACTGCGTACGAACTGGTGGTTCAGTACGATTTGGTTCTGCTGTGCGGCTTTCCGGTCCTCGTGAGTAACCGGTTTGCACTTGACAATGTCTTCGTCGGACACAAACGGATCCTTGACGGAAGCGTGCTGCCACTCGTCCTGGCGCTTGATATCCCTGGACACTATCTCCGATTTGCCGTCCTGCTCATTGCCATACGGCTTGCCGTGATACTCATCACGCCAGCCTTCGATGCATGTGACCATCTCCAGCCGGAGGGTATCCGCTGAATCCATGTCCTGCTTGAATGCTTTCAGAAGATCCTTTTTACTGGGCTTCCGATTCGGTTCGTCGCTGTTCAGAACGTCTTCAGTCATTTTGTTTCCTGTTGTATTTCATCTTGAACCACATGTTGAATAGGAAGGTAGCTATACCAAGCCCCATACCGACCATGACTCCGATGATTCCCCATTCGTCTACTGTTATCCCTAAAAACACTGCCGCTCCCGAAGCTCCATAGCTCGCTACCGTAGATACTTGTTCCGTTAGGTGGTGTGTTGGAGGAAGATGTGGGTGTGACATGTTACATCTTCCCCTGCTGTATGTTCTGGTAACCATATAAACCTAGTACTCCACCGACGAGAATTACAAATGATTGTTCGGACAATGATCCTTCGAAAAGTCCAGCAATCGCTGCGCCCAATGATACACAAGCTAGGAGAAACTTGCGACTACGAAATCCTTCTGTCATGACATCATTCCTTTGATTGATTTAACTGCTCTGTCGCCTCGACTGGCGAACCACCAGGCTACAGCTGTAATTGTGAGAAAAAGTATAGCCTGTACAACGTAAATAAATAATTGTTGCAAGAGTTCTGCATCCAGGCCTTCAAGACCGCCTACTAGAGTATTCAACTGATCGTAGATTACCCAGGTGCACCAAAGCAGCACTCCAGTGATTAGAGGCCTTACGGCAGATTTGACAGCAGCACCGAACCCGGTTAGGTTGCTCTCTCCTTTCATACTTTCTATAAAAGCATCTGCAGAACGCAGGTCATCGGCTATTGCGCCTTCGGCTTCAGCCTGGTCAATCTGTTTATCGATAACAGCCAGGGTATGGTCGTATGCGATCTGGTCACGCTTTAAATCGAAGTCAGCCATTTTCTCTTCGTGGGTATTAACGAGTTCAAGCATCTTACGTTGCTCGATCTTGGCTAGCCATCCTCCTATGAGGCCGCTGACTGCGCCAAACACATTCATCAATCCACCAGATGCTACTCCACCGATAATTTCAGTTATAACGCTCATGTGACTCCTAAAATATTTTGAGGCTGAAACCTTGTTCGCCTATCACGTCTAAGAGTTTCCTCATGGCGGTTCTGCTAGCTAGTACTGCTGCCTTGCCGCCGAGGATACCTTTACGCTCTCCCACAAGTATACATCCTTTTGTATGGTCTACAAGATTTCCGTTATGAATTAATATACCGGATCGATCCTCTACGTCCTGTAGCCACCATACTTTTCTGTACTTGCCAGACGTACTCTTGGGCAAATACTTGCAGGCGTATTCCCCGGCAGGTATACATGATACGTTGCTACGGTTGGATAACCATGGCCTTTCAAGAGTGTGGAATACCTCTACGCCAGCTACCAGGATACCAAAGGTATGGCTGGTATAATACTGGCGAAAGAGGTAAACATTCACTAGAATTCGAGGCCTTCGATAAACCATTCAACAAACTGGATTTCAGCCGGTGCAACTTCGAGCCGGTCTTCCAGTTCCGAATACGGGATCTTTTTGATATCCAGAGCCACATCGTCATCCAATATTTCTTGCAAAGCTTCTGAAAACAAAACCCTGCTTTCATCGGTGAAGTTGTACATCTGTCCGTCTTCCGACAACTCTCCATGAGTTTTAGCAAGCTCGAGACGTCGCTGCTCAAAATCCTGTACTGCGAGTTTACACTCTGCCAAGATCTTGTTGATTTTGTAAGCCGTAGACAACTTGAGAGTTGTAGCATCGACTTTTTCCAGGGTACGAACGGATCCGACAAGGGTTGAGACTTTCATAATTACTCCAGTTTGGTTGGTAAGGCCGCAGTATACAATTGTTTACTAAACTATTGCAAGCCTTAGCTCAATGGCCCAACTGTTGATCCGTTAATCCTAACGTAAAGTCCTGCAGTTGTAGTCCATATATCACCGTCAACAGGAGACGTTGGAGCTGCGCCATGTGGGACATTCAAGGATGCAAGCGCAGTGGTACTGGCCGCAAAGCCGTTTAGCCTCCAGTCGTTCCCAGCGTCGTCCGTGTATATCAGATTGTTTGGGGTATCACTCTTGACCCATATATATCCATTACCCGCTGTTGGTGTTTCAGTGTGGTCAGCTTGCTCAAGTAGGAATATATCTTGGTCTACCCTGAGACTTGCCTGGTATACGAACACTGTGTCTGTACCACCACTAACGCCGGGGCGTAGTACGATGGATTGATTAAAATTCTCAATGCACAGCTCACCGGCCTGTACCGCTACAGCGCCGTGTCTAATCTTACTCATCTGGGTACCGCCTGAGCCATATCCCAACTGAATGGTTGGTGTTCCGGTGGTCGAGCTAACTCCGTTGGTATCAGTGAGGATCAACTTACCGTCAGAATTACCAAATGTCATCTGAGCGTCGATAGTCAAAGTGGTACCGTCGTATGCGAGGTTTGACTCGCTCTCTAGCGTGCCGTCTCCCGTCCATACCGCCAGCTCATTATTTACAGGAGTGCCAACCTTTGTTACGTCACCTGCTCCACCACCAGCAGTATTCAAGTCCCAATCCGTACCTGCATCGTCTGTAAATACGAGAACGTTCGGAGCATCATTCCTTACCCATAAATACCCTTCTCCGGCAGATGTAGGCTCACTCTTAGCAGCTTGCTCCAGAAATACCACGTCTTGTGATACTTGTAAGCTTGCGTTGTAGACATATACGGTATCGTCACCGCTGCTGCGCCCTGGGTACAGCACGATACCACCACCAAAGTTGGAATAGACCATTTCCCCTGCCTGGATAGCTACGGCAGCATAGTTAATAAGGCCCATCTGAGTACCGCTGGCACCATAGCCAAACCTGATCTGAGGTGTAGAAGTAGTAGCGGAAAGGCCATTAGTGTCAGATAACACCATTAGTCCGTCACCGTTTCCGAAGAACATCTGAGCTTCTACTTTAAAGGTTGTTCCATCATAGGTGAGATCAGCATCGCCCTCGAGAGTATCCGCTGCTGTCCATAGTGCTAGCTGGTTGTTAACTGGTGTACCGGAAACAGATACACCACCACCACCACCTGCAGCAGCTTCAAACGATACCAGCCCGGTAGTGTTATCATATGTCAGGACAAAGCCATCCTGCCCAACTCCCATTGTTTGGTCAGCGTCAACTGTCCATGTGCCAATATTAATATTTCCAGTACCGTGTGCGCTTACAGTAACATCTGAATTGCCTGATGTAGTCTGCAGTACAAGACCGCCGGCAGCAGCTTGTACAGTAAAAGAGCCAGCACCTGTTTTAGTGATAGCTACCGCTGCTGCTCCGGTGTCTGTAATGTCGGATCCGTTAAGATCCAGGTCTGCTCCAAGTTGCGGACTGGCATCTTCAGAAATATTAGCTAAATACGCTCCGAGATCAGAAATATCTGCTTCCAGTAAAGCACGTCCAACGTAGGCGGCTCCGTCTGCCACAAGCGCAAATCCTGCTGTGACCGCAGCGGATGTTACATCTGACAGGTCTGATAAGGAAGACGAAGGAACAGCAGCCCACTTCATCCCACTGGCTTCTAATGAGTCAGCAGTTAGAATATGTGTATCAGTTCCGATCGGCAGTCTGGCATCTACGGTTGTGAAATTCCACAGATCGCCTTTCGTGGTGAGTGGAGATGAGCTTCCGCCAGCAGCGGCTTCAAGACTTATGAGCCCAGTTCCATTATCGTACGTCAGGACGTAATCATCCTGTCCAGCTCCGACAACCTGGTCTGCGTCGAGAGTTACGGTTCCGAGGATAATGTTGCCAGTGCCATTTGGCTCTATATCAATATCACCGTTTGCGACGGATACGATCTTATGGCCGTTGACATCCAGGTCTCCGCCAAGCTGTGGGGTAGTGTCATCTACTACGTCAACCTGGACGTAGAGCGCTACTGATCTTGCTTCACCTTGAGACATTACGTTATTTCCTGTCCGAATAAATTGAATGATAGCGTTGCGAGTGTTGCGTACACGGACACAACATCTGTCGTTGCTAATGTGAAACCGATAGTTGCGATGAACGTCTTGTACACTTCCATATCGTAATAGATATAGTGCTCATCTGAGATAGCCGCACCAGCTGGTCGAATAGCTATCCGGAATTCTGTTGGTGTCGCAGACCGGTTGCAGATTATGATGCTGCTGCCAACAGCGTATGTTATCGACGGTACAGTGTACAGCGTAGTCAGTGTTGCTGCTGCTGGGTTTGCTTGTCCAAGGACTAGTCCGGTACTGGCCATTCTAGGCTCCTATCAGTAAAAGTTGTGATATTACAGCATCTCCGCCGCCACTACTAGCCAGTAGGCCTATCTCACCGCTGGCGTCGTCGTACGTCAGAACATAACCGTCTTGGGATGCACCGACTGTCTCATCGATATTGAATAAGTAATTGCCAGCTAGGAATGTGGCCTGCTTCAAGGTGTAAGTATCTACGTTGCCAGGTCTGATCTCTATGTCATCCGTTGGGCTGGCCAGCTCTAGCCTGTCTGCTGTATCGTAGTAGCGCAGCATTCCTTTTACGGTGCCGGCTTGCATTAGTTGAAAAAACGGTGTGCCAGCTAATATTGAATCTACGTTTACCCCAACGCTGGCATCAGTCTGGTCTCCGAACGTTGCACTACCAGGCGCTGTTAGCGTGTCGAGAGCGTTATCCAGTACGAAGTCACCTACAGTGAGTATGGATCCATCCCAGGTGAACGCAGAGCTACTGCCTGCAGATGTTGCGCTGTCGAACACGGCTATCTCGTTAGCCAGCGGGGTACCAGTTGGTACGATGCCTGCTGGGCTTAGGGATATTTCACCACTGGTGTTATCGTAAGACAGGACATAACCATCCTCTGATGCGCTTAGCGCCTGATCTATGTTGAATACGAATGTACCGATCGTGAATAACGCTTGAGTGATATCCAGGATTTTTGTTCCGGTAACAGTTACCGCATCAGCTGCCAGGTAGCCTTCGATCGATGTCGATGCGTTTACATCCGCGGAACCGCCACCGAGACGCAGAATGTTTTGGGTAGCGTTGGATTCGATCTGGATTCCAGCTGCTGCCTCCTCTGCATTGGTGTAGTGCATTCCGGCGATCAGCCCGGTTTTAGTAGTAACATTTGACCTGGTCGTTCCGCCGGCAACATCATCTGTCCCTATACGGATATCGGTGCTTGGCCCGAGAACTTCCAGGGCCCAACCACTCGAGCTGGTAAGTGTCAGGGAATTCGTGTCCCATTGGAACCCTACGTCACCTGTGAGATTTTTGTCGGCTGAGAAATACGCAACCCAATTCTGGGACATTGTCCCGACCTGAACTATGTCACCAAGGCCGCTGGCTGGATCTTGCCATGTTGCCGCAGTAGATGAGGTAGCCATCAGAACTTGGCCTACCGTAGGAGCCGCACCTGAAACCAGATCGATCGATGTAGTTGCACTTGCTATTGCATTGGCCAGAACAGCTGTACCGGCTATCGCCAGGTAATCTGCGTCATGGTCATGAGTGGCCAGAGCGTAAGACTGCAGATCAGAGACCTGTGATTCAGTAATCGATATCTCTGCCTGGGTAAAATGAAGAGTAGCGTCAGCTATGTGGGCGTCAATAGCGACGTGTGTGTTAGTCCCAACATCCAAAAGCAATGTATGCGACGTTAGAGCGCCTTGAATCAATACTTCCCAATTTGCGTTCGCCGTACCACCACGCAGTTGCCATGTTGTGGCAGTATCCTGCGTGTACGCTAGCATACCCTCTACGCGCTGGTCAGATGTTATAGCATCCCTTGCCGTTTCATCAGCCACACTGACTGGGTAGTCCACAGGGTGCTCATGGCCCTTTAGAGAAAACGGCCGGATAACATAATCCCGGCTGTTAATCAGAGCTCGGCTTATTTTTTTAGCCACGGCTTAGGGGAAGCAGGAGTCGTAAAATTTGTGAGAGTGGTAGCTGTCTGCGACGATCAGTCCCAACTTCTGGACCCGGTCACATGCCTGGTCGTACCGCTTGAAGTGGGTATCATTCTCGAACTCCTTGGAGCCACGCTGTGAGACGTGTGCACGGAATCCGACGTAGAAGTACATCGCCTCAAACAGAGACGGTGGAAGTTCGATCGTTTCAGTAACCAGAGCCCTGTCGAGCGGAGATGCCCGGTAAGTTACGCTGTAAGCATCAAGCGCTATGGCTTCTTGAAACTCAATCACGTTGTACCTGGGTGTAGCCGGGCTGGTTTCGTCGTCTTCGTCATTCAGCTCGAGCTCTGTACCGTCCGGATCCCAGATCTTGTTTATCACAAGCAGGATCTTGTCTGACAGATCGATATCTACATTGGCATCTACCCCGTCCAGGGTGTAACTCAGCGTGGTTGTATCAGGCTGGGTGATGGTAGCTTCGGCTTCCCACAGGTTAAATCGCTTGTGGAGTTCGAGTACGGCTTCGTTGATGTAACCCATGACTGCAGCGCTGTCTGTGGCGACTTTCAGCATTTTGAGTTCTGTCTTAGCCAAATTGGCTATGGCTTCACTGACTAACATAATGACCTCTCAGAATTTGGAGTAATATAACACGCCACCTTAAAACACTGTACTGTTTTTGTAAACGTCTTCTTCATCTTCCTTGAACCAGGCGAAACTACCATCTTCACTGAATGTTTTCTCTGTCTCAGCGTAGGCACTGGGTTTGTAGGAGTCAATCTCCATCAACATAGATATAGCGTCTGCTACGTCGTCCTGCTTTGACTTGAACGCCTCGTTTGTGGCATATCTCAATTCATCCAAAGTTTCATCCATCAAAGGTGTACCCTTGAGCTCTGCTGGAAACCATATCTTTTTGGATTTGAATAGCGGAACACACAACTTGAAAGTGGCTATCTTCTTACCAGTCCTGCGTACACCTTCTACAGAGCCTTGTTTGGTGAAGTTGAAGAATATATGCTTATGTAGCATTTCACCCCGCAACCATTGGATGAATCCTTTTTGCTGGCCGTTGATCTCGATGCCTACTTCCAGTGGCCTGTATACGGACACAAAACGGAATAGGTCAGCTATATTCTTGTCCATCAACTGCCGTTTGCATATTCCATCTACCAAGAGCCAATCACCATTGCTGCTGTAGGCCCAAACCAATATAACACTGAAATCGTTCTTAGCTCCGTCTGACGTGCCAAGATCCGTTGTGATGTAGAAATTGAAACGGGATTTATCGTGCATGACACGATCACGATCGTACCAGATGATATCCTCATCCTGCACCAATCGATCTTCATCAGACATAATTCTCAACATAAGCTCCTGGTTGAAAGAGGGCAATTCGCCACTTAGCTTAAGGTTATCATACTCTCCTTTTACGAATTCGTATGTAAAACGATCTTCCCATCCACCACGGAATTCCTCTCTGGTGCAAGGATACTTCTCGGCGATTGGGTAAACCCTGGTGTTCCAGGCTCCGCTGCCGGCCGCTTCATACAGCGGATCAGCCTTGTTGAACGGAGTACCAGTCCATATCTGCATACGCTTAGCCGGGTGTAACGCCTGGCGTGCAGCTTTGTAGATAATGTGCTTGATATCCTTTTGGATAGTCGGTGACACAGCGTTCTTGTCTGACATGAGATCGTCGAACCCACACCAGGTCGGACGTTTACCGTATTCCTTAAATCCCCGGACACCAGTGCTGGCGCCGAATCCACGAAAACACAGCTTTTTTCCGTCGGCATTCTGGAATTCCCAGCGAACGTCGGTAAACTTAGCTACGGGTACGTACTTCTGCAGGAAGTCACTGTTGTTCCAACGGAATTCGAGGTTCGTCCTCATTGATTTCACCCCGTTGTCCATCGTGTCACTAATATATATACCAACATCTACCTGACCAAATTCAGGGATGTGGCCGTACGTTGCCAGATACAAAATCCCGTACTCGTGTAGAGCTGTTGTCTTAGCCGATCCACGGAAGGAGACGAACAGGTTCTGGTTATTGTATGGGACTTGGTCATACATGTCGTAATGTATAATAGGAGACTCGTTCTCTTCGCCTTCATCTCCGTTGACGAGCTTGATGAAATTTACCATCTCCAAAGCCCATAGGCTGGGCCGGTAGTCCTTTTCAAACCTGCTGTAATCTACGCGGTTTAGTCTGGCATCAAGATCCAGATCCAGGCCTTCCTCCGACTGAGCCGCCGGAATAATAATTTCTTTTTCATCTGGCAGCATCCAGGGGCCATCCCAATCGTACCCATGGTTGTCAATCTCAGCTCGCTTTCCTTCAGGGTCTACAACAGATGGATCAGAGGATTCCACCATGCCCAGCTCTTCTTCGATCGTTATGATCTTGTCGTCTGGAACAACCAGACCACTATCTCCTAATGTCCATTTAGACATCTATGACTTCCTCTTCATCCTTATCGAGCAATCTTGAAGCCTGAATGGATTTCAAAGGTACCCCGGCCATGACCGACTTGTATTGTTCCGCAGCCAGGTTCTTCGTTGCCTTATGTAACTCATCAATTATCGATGTCGTGTTATCATCTACTTTGACGTTCAACGTTGTATCCTCTCCAGGCTTGAGCTCTCGTATCAGAGTGTCGGCCGCCTTAGCCCGGACCATCTCACTGCGTGCGTTCTTCATAAGATTGGCCGTCTCGAGAATGGCCTCGTGCAGCAGGTGGCGATGAACCAACTGTACCGGGGTAGAAGCTACCCGTCGGATTTCTGTGACCATCCGGTTCGAGTTGAACCTGGAGGCCTCACCCCGCATGATGGATTTATCCGCCCCGGGGTTATTCCGCAGTCTGGCATCGTACCGCTCCGGGAAAACTTTTATGTAGGCGTCAGTCAGGCTGTTGCCGACCTCGACCAAGCTGAAAAATTTCATTGCCTGGAGATACTGTCGATGGCTATTTTTCGGGCTGTCGGACAGCACATTCAGGCAATCCTTGTACGCAGTCAGGAACTCCTCACCGTAATCCGGATCGGTTGCCAGCTTGTTTATTTCGTCTACTGTCTCCTGCCCTACCAACAGCTGCTGCTGTTTCGGTAGTTGAGATTGGACAAAGTCGAGAGATAATTCTGTCATGGTGATATCAGCTTCCCTATAATTTGGTATTCGTCCCCGTTCAACACCAGACCATCTCTGATCAGGTCATGATTGAAGGTCTTCAAATAATGCAAAACCCGGAACTCGTCCAGGTTTTCAAACATCTCAGTGCGCCCTTCTACCTTCTCATTTGGCACCCAAGCTTTATGCGCCAGGCAGTTGTGGATGTGGGCTTCTAGCTCCAACGGATACGGAGTTTCCATATCCAGTCTTAGTTCTGTATATGGCACAAAACGGTATTTAGTAAACCACGAGCGCAGCAACTCCATCATACGATCGGTTGACCGGTTGGTATTCACCATCCCGATCTTGTGTACTACAGTACCATCAGGTAGTACTATACGCAAAACATAGATCCTACCCTTATCCTGGCGTGCGAAGAAACTCAAGTAACTAAACTCTAAGCCTATTACCCATCGATCGATTTCAGTTCTTGCAACTGGAGTTCAAGAAATTGTTTATAGGCCTTATCAGCCGGAGTAGCGGTACCTTGCTCTTCCTCGATCTCCAATTTCTTGATGTCACGCTGCAGTTCTCTCTGTTCCGAAGCATTCTGAGCTACTACTGTAACCCACCGGGTATCACCGGCCGCAGCTGCAACACCCACAATGAGTGCCAAAGCTGTGATTATAGTGCCGATACTTGCCAGGTATTTCACCAGCGGAGTGCATTTACTAAACATTAGATACAATGCCCTGAGTCAAATTTATGCAGCAGAATACATATCTTGTCCGCCACCTGGAATCTGTACCTGGCTAACAGATCAGTATCCGTACTCGTCAACCACCTGTTAAGCCTGTGTGTCACCAACCACTCGTGCGGCCGTTCCATACCGATAAATGAAAAAGCTACTAAATTCACAATGAAGTCCTGTGGTATAAACCACGCACCAACTACCGCTGAAACGATTTTGTTGTCAGCTTTGTGGTGGATCGTCATTGCTGCTGCGTACTGAACGAAGAGTACGGGGACGCTAAGTGCTGGATTATCTACCAGCCAATAAAGGATGTCGAAGTATGTTTCCATTAGTTTATACCTTGTGAAGTTGATATTGACCGTTTCGAATCTTTGTAAGAAATCCTTTATCATACAATTTTTGGAAGGTTCGGTTGACGGTTACTTTTGTAACACCGCATTCCTTTGCGACGTGTTCCAGGGTCGTACTTACCTGGTTGTTGGATCCGCGGTTATGCAGCATCCAGAATAGAACATCCAACGTTTTGGAGTCGGCTGTCTTCAAATACTCTTCGATTGGTGGTGTATTCATCAGCGCAGTCTACTTCATGTTACTGTTTGGATGCAAGTATTTAATTGGAAGCGCTGGTAGGGGTCGAACCTACAACAACCAAGATCAAAGCCTGGTGCTCTACCAATTGAGCTACAGCGCTAAAGCTGGTGGACACAGTAGGAGTCGAACCTACATCGGACTAGCCGCGCTCCGCTTTACAGGCGGGGGCATTTCCTATTATGCATCATGTCCTTAATCAATTATGAGCTTCTCTGTGACAGTTAGCGCACAGCAAGTCACACTTATCCAGTTCCACCTGCAGCTTGGCATAAGAATTTCTCTGGTGCTTCGAGAATTGAAACTCTTTCTCGCCTGGGTTTCTATGGTGGAACTCAAGAGCGGCGTTACATTTACTATATCCGCACGCCTTACATCTGCCACCCAGGTAATCAATACACCATTGCTTTTTACTACGTCTGTGCCTTGTTAATTGCTCAGTAT